CATACGCTTAAGCTTCTGTAGCTCAAAGGTAGAGCTGGCCGCTCATAACGGCTAGGTTGGGAGTTCGAATCTCTCCGGAAGCACCAGTTTAATCTAGTTACTATTTGTGCTGCAGCCAATAGTCGTACAATAATACTAGACAAGCGAGGCCAATACGTGAGGGCCTCCATTCTTATTATATGATGTTAAAACTTACTAAAAGACAAGCACTTTATAACTGCATAATAATAGATCTACCTAATATTGAAAAGTCACTTAAAACAAGTACAAAGATAGATTTAGATTCTTTACTAGATGTGCTTAAGAAAAAAGAGTATAATTTAGCTAAAGAGTTAGGATATAGCTCTGGCGGATTATCTAAGCTGATAAAAAGATTTTGGCCGGATAAACCTAGTAGTAGCAAAAAATTATGTAGTTTTATATTGGAAAAACATGGACTGTCGTATTGTATACAATGTGACTTAGTATATGAAATATCAAATTTCTATGTAAATAAAGACAGGAAAGTATCGTACTGCAAAAAATGTAGCGATAATTTAACTAAACCTTCACAAGCACATAGGACAGCTCTGTATAGAGCTTCTAAAAGAAATGCTACACCTACATGGGCAAATCTTGATAAAATAAGACAAATTTATGATAATTGTCCAGAAGGCCACCATGTTGACCATATTATACCTTTAAATGGTATAAATATATGTGGACTTCATGTAGAATACAATCTCCAATATTTGCCAGCTAAAGAGAACTGTAGCAAGGGAAATAAATTTGAGCTCTTATAGTATAACGGCTATTACCACGGCTTTGTAACCCGTAGATCTCCGTTCGATTCGGAGTAAGAGCACCAGTAACAAACTTAGTAAAAGGAGATTTAATGTATAAACGAAAGATCGTGGAATATTACGCTAAACAGCCTAATAGTGTCACATTAGATATTCCTCTCTTTATCAGGCTTATGGAATACTGTAAAGAAAGTGCAACTACTTTAACGGATGAAGCAATTCATCGTATAGCAGAAAAAGTCCAGAAAGCTAATGAAGAGTGGGACGTGGTAACGATGGAAAGTTACCAAACGGTTATGTCACAGTAACCAACAAAGCAGGCGATTATTTGTCGCCAACAAATAATTGCCATAATTTTAATGATTCTCATGAGAACAATAATAATAAAAGGAGAAATTAAATGGCAGAAATTTTACAACCAAGTGGTATGATGATGAGTGGTGGAGGCGATGGCCTCGGTTTTGGTGGCGGAGGCCTTATTGGAGGTCTTATCCTAGGAAGCCTCCTACGCAACAACGGCAACTTCTTCGGAAACGATGGAGCAGGAGCTGTAGCAGGAGCTACCTTACGTAATCCTCCAGAGCAGAACCAAGCTAACATGGATCTAATGCAGGCTGTTGGCGCTGTCGATAAGGCAGTAGCAGTTTCAACTGCAGCTATGGAAGCCTCACAGGCTAACCAAACAATTGGCTTCACAAGCCAACTTAACAATCTTACATCATCACTAGCCGCTCGTATAGACGGAGTTAAAGAAGCTGTAAACGCAGGAACTATGGTTCTAGCACAGCAAGTAAATGGCGTAAGTCAGTCAATCATGGAAAATCGCTATGAACTATCGAAAGATATTAGCGATGATGGTGACAAGACTCGCGCACTTATTGTACAGCAGTACGAAGCTACACTAAACCGTCAGCTTGGTGAAGCTAACGCAGCACTTATCGAACTCCGTTCGGATGCACGCCTAGCTGAACGTACTCGTGGTATTGAAGTAACCACAACAAACAACATTAACCAGATGCAGCAACAGCAGCAGCAGCAGGCTCAGTATGGTCAGCTAGCTAACCTCATTTGGGGTCTTGGCCAGCAGATTCGTAACGATAACTCTGCAATTAACGTTGGAAGTGGTACACAGACTTCTACCCCAACAAACACAAATACTAACATTCGTTAATATTTAAGTGTGTGAGACCCCTGCAGCCCACGACGTTGTGGGGGTCTTATACTTTGAGGCGAATGTTATGTTATTTCAACAACAACAAATTATGCCTTTTTGGTGGCCTATACCACTCTTTCCTTATTCGCAAGAGGATGGTATAGATGTAATAAACTATACAGCGTCAGGTACTCCTGGACCTCCTGGACCACCGGGACCACCCGGTCCTGAAGGACCTCCTGGACCTCCGGGTCCGTTAATAATTCCTACTATTTCTGTTGAAGAAGATTACACAGCTTTGACAACAGACTATTTTATAGGAGTAATAACTGGAGGGCCTTATACTATAACACTTCCCGTCTCCGTAGACGGTACAGTTTATATAGTTAAAGATATATTTGGCGAAGCTAGTACTAACCCTATAACGATTGTAGGTGATACAACGACGATAGATGGTCAGCCAAGTGCTACTATTAACACCGACTTTGGTGCTGTGGCATTAGTCTTCAATGAAGGCTCTTGGAGCATAGTATGAGCTATAAAACACCTTTAGGATCAACAACTGACTTTGGTATAGTTAAGGTAGGATCTGGACTCAGCGTAACCGATGGCGTTATAAGTGCTAGCACAGGTTTAACGAACTACGGATCTATCAGTAGTAGTACTGCTCAGACGAATCCAGTAGCAAGTGGTATAAATATAATGACCTACGATGCGCTTGGTCCAGCTAATGGAGTAAGTATAAGTGGGGGTAATAGTATAGTAGTAGCCAACGCTGGAGTATACACTAAATTATTTACATTAACAACTACGAAGACTTCTGGTGGAACAGCCACTTTAAGTATATGGTTGCGTAAAAACGGTGTAGATTTAGCTGGTTCACTACAAGAACTGCAGTTAACTAATGTTCTATCTACTATATTTGTATCGGGGAATTATACTCTATCACTAGCTGCTGGAGATAATGTTCAGATGTGCTGGAGTAGTCCTGATGTAACAACAGGACTTGCTCCACTACCTCCACAAGTAGGACCAACAAGACCTTCTGGGTATGCACTTCAAGTGACAATGACTAGGATAAACTGATGGCAATAACTTATCAAACAAAAATAGTTACGACAACACCATATAATATCACTAATGATGATGAAGTAATATTCGTAAACGTAGCTGGACCCTCCTCTATAGTACTACCATCTACTGGTGGTTCTGGGGACTCAGCTAAGAAAGCATATTACATAAAGGACTTTTCGGGACAATCACGAAGTAGACCAATTAGGATTACATCATTAGGAGGAAAAACTATTGACGGTGTTTCTTTCGCAATACTTAATAGCCAATACAGTCATGTACAAATTGTATATGATGGCACAAACTGGAAGACTATATAAAGTCTCAGGCAATTAGTTTATAATAATAATAATAAGGAGAAAACTAATGTCTTATACAAATAACCCGCTATCAATTATAGCAGGTACAGGAATTTCAATTACACCAACCACAGGTACTGGAGCTAACCAGATAACTGTAAGTACTACAGGGACTCAGACTCTAGCAGTTACCGTTGCTACCTCTACGCCTTTTGCTGTTCTCAATACAGATGATATTATCTCTGTAGAAGTAACACCAGCGGCGGCTGTAGCAGTAAATCTACCTGCAGGTGTAACAGGTAGAATCTTCAACATCAAAGACGGTCTAGGTCTAGCTTCAGTAGCTACACCTATCACGATCACTCCAGCTGCTGGCACTATTGACGGAGCCGCAACAGCTACTATTAATGTTCCCTTCGGATCATTACATCTAGCTTATTCTGGCACTGAATGGAAGATTCTATAAAACAGAATTAAATGTGGAAGTAAAAATATAGGGTCGCTTACTGACTACATTTGATGCGATAGAGGGAGTTCTATCGTTAAAACGGGGACTTCATAGACTTTTACGAGTCATTATTAACTAGAAAGTAGAGGACCAAATATTATGTGTAAAGTATACGAGGGCTGTAAAGAGGTTTATACACCAGATTACATTATGTCAATTATTGATGAGGTAGCTTCGGCAGCAGCAAGTATGAGTCAGGGTGCTCATAGCTATGATAGCTTTATCAGGTCGAGAGATAAGTGCCTAACGGTTCTTACTGAATACAACACATACATTACTACTGTGCAAGAACGAGTAGTAAATTTACTAGAAGTAGTTTAATAGAATACTTTAGAGGGTATTAATGAGGGCAAAAACAGACGGTATCGCCATTGCGGTGTCGTGAGGTGCGTTTAATTTCGCGGGGTCTGTTTATTTTTAAAAGGTCACGCCAGTTTGGGTGGCCAAGTTAATATTTCGCTCAAAGGAGGAAATTATGTATAATGATCTAAATAAATTTTTTATTGGTTTCGATGAAATCACAAATAAACTAGCAAGAATGGGAAGTGAGGTTGCTAAGACTAACTATCCACCATTCAATATTGTAAAGCTCGATAAAAGCAGCCATGTTATTGAACTAGCACTCGCTGGCTTTTCTAAGAAAGACTTAGATGTTGAGTTATTAAATGGAGTTCTTACAATTAAGGGTGCTATTCTACAGGATATGCCCGATGAAAAGCAAGAGTTCCCACAATACGTATGGAAAGGCATTTCTAACAGAGCCTTTACCAAGCAATTTAATCTAGCAGAAAATGTAGAAGTAGATCATGTCGAGTTACAAGATGGACTTCTAAGTATTTTCCTAGAGACAATCGAACCTAAAACTAAAGGTAAAAAGATAGATATTGCATGACAAAATTTTTACAAGAAATCTGGTGTGAAGGCGATCCTCGTAGGGATTATACTGCTTGCCACCTAGGTTACGGAAAAGGTGAAACTCTAAAAGAAGCCTGCAACGATCTTGCTTCTAGGAGTGAACACTTTAATAATTCTTATAATGCTTTTGCGCTAAAGTACAAGAATTGTAAGTTATTTAATAACGAAGCTGACGCAAGGGTCAGCTATGGCTAAATAATAATAAGGAGAAAAAGATGCCAGTTAAACCAAGAAAAAATGAAACACAAGATGAGTTTGTATCCCGCTGTATTGGCGAAGAAATAAATTCAGGAAAAGAGCAAGCGCAAGCTGTAGCCATCTGCTATGACATATGGAAGACTAGTAGGCGTAAGAAAGATTCTCAAGGTTTAATTGAGTATTGATTAAAATGGGCATAAGTCAAAATAATTCTTGACTTATGCCTATTATTTTTTTATAATCATCAAATCGACAATAAGTCGGTTCTATAATTTTTAAGGAGAATATTGAATGGCATGGGATGAAGCCAAAAAGGCTCAAGCGATTGAAATGTATCAGGAGCGTGAGCCAACCCCCGAAAATTCAATGGAGATCGTAGCCGATATTGCCGAGGAGCTTGAAGAAAGTCCCAATGGTGTTCGTATGATCCTCAGCAAAGCTGGTGTATACGTTAAGAAAGTTGCAGCTTCTGAATCGGGTGGTTCCAAGTCCAAGACTAGCAAGGCAGCTTCTACTCGCGTAAGCAAGGAAGATGCTCAAGCTCAGCTTATCGCAGCTATTGAAGCAGCGGGTAAGGACGTTGACTCGGACATTATCAGCAAGCTAACAGGCAAGGCAGCAGTTTATTTTGCTGGCCTGCTAACTGCTTAATTCATAGGGTGGCTGCTTCGGCAGCCATTCAAGTCTGGCAAGTATGCCAACCTGCCGACAGGAAACTATGACAAAAGACGAAATAATTCAACTAGTACAAGAGTATGGTGATGCTACTATAACTTATAGAAGTCAAGAATCTAAAAAGTTAAAATATAACGTATGCACACTGGACTTTTCTAATGAATACATACAATCGAAATCTAACAGAGCAAGAGAGACAGAAGATACCATACTTCTGTTTTGTTGGGATGCGGATTCCTACAGACTGATACGTCCTAGTAACGTAACTACTGTAGTTCCTCTATCTTCCTCGCTCAAGGGAAGGAATAATGGATGACGAAGAGATTTATTCTAGAATCATCCATCAGACTGACGACTTCCAAGTAAGGCTTACAATCAATAGATTTAGGGGCGTAGAATATATGCACCTACGTAAGTACTACTTGGATTTCTCCGAGGAATGGCTTCCTACTAAAGATGGTGTAGCAATGCCTCTCGACTTAGACAACTCTAAAGAGCTTTTTATCGGCTTAGTAGAAATCTTGTCTTTAGCTGAGAGTAAAGATGTGATAATATCTAATTTTAAAGAACTTTTACAGGACATTTATCAATGAAACTTTTTCTAGATTATGCGAGTGCCAAATATTACGCTGGTGAACCTATCATTAGCGATGAGGAATTCGATAAACTAGCGGAGTATCATGGCTACGAAAGCGTGGGTGCTCCGGTCGTTGGCGATCGGATTGCTCACGCTTTTCCTATGTGGAGCCTGCAGAAATGCTATGATGATGAGCCTCGCATTGAACTTGGTGGAGCAATTGCTGTTACACCAAAGCTAGATGGTGCTGCTGTAGCTAACTATTATTGTAAGGGTAAGCACTTTCTTTCTCTCACCCGTGGCGATGGTAAAGAGGGTCTAGATATTACGGATAAGATGCGAACTCTTATTCCACAGGAAATCCAATACTCATCTATGGATGAACCTATTACGCAAATTACTGGCGAAGTAGTCGCTCCAAAGACTATTGATAATGCTCGTAACTATGCAGCAGGTGCGCTTAACTTGAAGTCAGTGGAAGAGTTTCAAACTCGTGACCTGACTTTTGTCGCCTATGGAATTATTCCCAATGTCTATGATACTTGGACAGAGGATATGCAGAAGCTGGCTTCGATGTATGGTTTTAAGACTGTATACACCTGTCAGTCTAGTTATCTAGATCAGTTTCCACAGGACGGAATGGTGTTCAGAATAAATGATTACCGACGCTTCTATGATGCTGGCTATACTTCTAAGCATCCTCGTGGTGCTTTCGCTCTCAAAGAGCGTAAAGGCGGAGTAGTTACTAAGCTACTTGATGTTGACTGGCAAGTCGGTAGGTCTGGCATAGTAAGTCCAGTGGCAATTCTAGAGCCTGTAGTTATTGGAGAAGCTACAGTGTCGAGAGCAACGCTACATAACATTAAATACATTCGAGAGCTAGACCTAGAAGTAGGCTGCTTGGTCGAAGTAGTACGGTCTGGTGAAATTATTCCACGGATCGTAAGGAGAATATATGAATAAGATTCTAGCTTTTACAGCCATCTGGTGTGGCCCATGTAAGACAATGAAACCAATTCTTGAAGAGTTTGACTCTAATCAAGTTACAATCTATGATATTGAGACAGTAGAAGGAAAAGAAGCCATTGAAACCTACGGTATCAGAGGCGTTCCTACTTTTATCTTTGTTGACGAAGAAGGCAACGAGTTAAGTCGCGTAGTTGGTGCAACAACAAAAGAAGTCCTAGAAGAAAAACTAGCATGAGTAAAGGGATTTATAACGAAACCTATTTCAGAAATCATCCAGAGGATTGTGGACTGGAAGCAGTGCTATACTGTGTGGTTCTCGTTAATAAATCCACTATGAAGCGAGAATGTATAAAGATAGGCATAGCCAAAGGCAGAAACTGGAAAGATGTTATTAGAAGGTCTAACGGTTTTCGAGGCTACGAGATTAGAATCCAAAAAGTGGTGCATGGACGATTAGAAGATATTTACTATCTAGAGCAATATTTGCATGAACTTTGGCAGGATTTTAAGTTTAAATCCGAACATAAATTCGGAGGACATACTGAACTGTTCGAGTTAAAAGATGAGATCATCCGTAGCGTGCCAGATAGCGTTTAAAAAAATAGTTCTTGACTTTCAAACCAAATTTCCATATAATGCTTTCATTAGATCAGGAGAGAGAAGTGATTAACCCACCTACAAATTGTCCAAGCTGTGACAGTATTCTTGAATGGTCTAATGACCAGCTTTATTGCAGAAATCCAGACTGTGGGGCTTCTAAGTCCAAGCAAGTAGAGCATTTCGCCTCAACGCTAAAGATCAAGGGTCTTGGTCCTTCTACAATAAGCAAACTACACTTAAGCAGTATCTTAGATATTTATCTACTCGATAAAGACGAGTTGATTGATGCTCTAGGGTCTGAAAGAATATCCGTTAAGTTGTATGATGAAATACAGTTGTCTAAAACAAAACCACTTAACTATGTTCTGCCCGCCTTTGGCATTCCGCTTATCGGTAAGACAGCTACAGATAAGTTGAGTAAAGTATGTAAGGATCTTCAGTCTATTGCTTACGATACTTGTAAAGAAGCTGGCTTAGGTGAAAAAGCTACAGAAAATCTTATGAATTGGCTAAATACAAACGAAGAATATGAACTTCTTCCGCTGAATTTATCTTTCGTAACAGAGTCTGTCGCTGCTAGTTCCTCTGACAGGGGCGTTGTCTGTATTAGCGGTAAACTAAATAGTTATTCCACCAAACAGGAAGCCCAAGTGGAACTAGAAAAACTAGGATTTACGGTCAAGTCTTCTATAACTAAAGATGTGACCATCCTAGTCAATGAAAGCGGTCGAGAGACCACTAAAACACAAAAAGCCAAACAGTCAGGAATTATAATTGTAACTGACTTAAAACAATTTATAGGAGATATTAATTAATATGACTACCCCAAAGTGGACCGAAGAACGCACTGCTCAGCTAGTTGATGGCGTTGGTGATGAAAGCCCAGTAAGCCGTGGAACCGTAGCTGAACTAGCCGAAGCGCTAGCTACTAGCACTCGTTCGATCTCTTCCAAGCTACGTAAGCTCGGATATGAAGTTGAACTAGCTTCTGCTGCCCCACGTGCCTTCTCAGACGAAGTAACCGAAGACCTACGCGCTTTCGTTAACGAAAACAGCGGTCGCTTCACCTATGCTGAAATCGCAGACGCTTTCCCAGGCGACTACACAGCAAAGGCTATCCAAGGTAAGATCCTTTCGATGGAACTTACTTCACACGTGAAGGAAGCTCCAAAGGTTGAGCACGCCAAGTCGTACAGCCCAGACGAAGAAGCTCTAGTTCTAAAGCTAATCCGTAGCGGCAAGTTCGTAGAAGAAATCGCCGAAGCAGTTGGTAAGACTGTTCAGTCAGTTCGTGGTAAGGCTCTAAGCCTACAACGCGCTGGTGAAATCGAAGCGATGCCAAAGCAGCGCGATGTTAAGGGTCCAGCAGCAGATCCACTAGACGCTATTGGTGACGTTTCTGCTCTTTCTGTTGCTCAGATTGCTGAACAGATTGGTAAGACCGAGCGTGGTGTTAAGACTATGCTAACTCGTCGTGGCCTAAAGGCTGCTGACTATGACGGTGCAGCAAAGAAAGAGAAAGCTGCTGCTTAAGTTTTCTCTTTGAAAGTGGAAGCCGGAGCAGCTACATTAGCTGCTTCGGCTAAACTTGTTTTAAGGAGACAACTTTGAACCTCGCTAGTGCATTATTCAAAAGAATTCTAGAAGAGGCGGACTTTGATACTTGGTCTAGCTTAAGAAGGCATTATTTGCCTAGTGAGTATCACGTAGTTTATGATGCTGTCTCCAAACAGGTAGAGAGTTATCACAAACTACCTACTATCGAAGAACTTAAGCTAGCAATACGGGACTCTTCTACTCTCGATAAGATCTATGCGATCGAAGCTGTCGAAGTAGATGCAGAGCCTTTTCTATTATTAGATTATTTAAAAAACGAATTTACACAAAAAGAAACGTTGTTTCAATTACACAAGTATGTCGAACATTCGATTACCTTTGAGACAGCGGAGGAGACTATTGAGTCTCTCTATAATATTATTTCTCGAATAGAAGATAGAGTCGAACTCAATAATTCTGAAGATAACCTTCAGAAGCTAAATCTATTCGAGTCGGATGAAGATCTAGCAGACTATATACCTCTTGGCTTAAATGCTCAGTTTGATGATATGGTCAGGTTTAAAAGTACCGATTACATCCTCATGGGCGGTAAGCGTGGTTCAGGTAAGTCTATCACTTGCTCGAACCTAGCGAATACTGTTTATGAGCGAGGTAAGTCTGTACTCTACTTCAGTATCGAAATGCCCACTAGAGAAATTCTACAGAGACAGTGTTCGATTGGATCGGGAGTGCCACACTCTAAGATCAAGTATAAAACACTTGATAATCTAGAATGGCTCAGAGTGGCTACTTGGTGGGCTGGCAGATATAAGAATGGTGCAGCGCATCTAGAGACTTACAAGACTCACAGAGACTTTGAGAAGTTTCACATGGCTCTTCAAAAAGAAGAGTTGACAGAGACTCAAATTGATATTATATATGATCCTGTGTTGACTTTACCAAAGCTACGCGCTGAGATTATTAAGCGAGTACGTAAGCTAGGTAATGTTGGTCTCATCATTGTTGACTACGTTAATCAGATTAAGAGAACATCTGACTCTGATGATAAGTTTGATTGGAAAGATCAGATAGTTGTGAGTACAGCCCTAAAGTCTATCGCAGGTGAACTTGGCGTTCCAGTCTTCAGTCCTTATCAGATTGATGCCGCTGGTGAGGCTCGCTTCGCTAAGGGTATTCTTGACTCGGCTGATGCTGCTTTCACACTAGAGGCTGGCCCAGAGTCGATTGCCTTTACGTGTACTAAGATGCGTGGCGATGCTAAGATCAACTTCATATCTAAAGCTAACTGGTCTACTCTTACGATTGGCCCAGAGAATGGCATAGAGATTATTGTTGAGGAAGATTCGCCCAACAAAAAGACTTCTTTCAAGAAGAAGTCTAGCAAGCAAGATGAAGATAGACCAGTCATGGATCACATCTATGACGATCCACCTTTCTAAAGGAAAACTATATGGTTGTTGACGAAGTATTAAAATCACGAAATATAGATTTTCGCCCAAGCGGTAAAGACTATGTTATTAGGTGTCTGAATCCCGACCATGAGGATAAGAACCCTAGCCTTAGAGTTGATAAAACGACGGGCATATTTAACTGCTTATCTTGTGGGTTTAAAGGTAACTTGTTTGAGTTCTTCGGTGAAAAAGCCAACTGGCTTCAGATCCGTAGAGAAAAGATGAAAACTCTTATATTGGATAAACTAGCAGAAACTGCTGGTTACAATGTCCCAGAGAATGCCGTGCCTTTCGATCTAGACTGGCGCGGTATTTCTGGCGAGACATTTATGAAGTTCGAAGGCTTCCAGCACAACAATCCAGAGTTTATTGGCCGAGTTGTGTTTCCAATCAGAGGTATCAGTGGCAAGATCATTGCCTTCTGTGGTAGACACCAGTCGAACGGAGACCCTAAATATCTCTTTCATCCAGCAGGTGCCAAACTTCCTCTGTTCCCTATCGTTAAACCAGTACAAGGTCGAATCATTCTAGTAGAAGGTATTATGGATATGATTAACCTTCACGACAAAGGCCTGACAAACGCAGTTTGTGCGTTCGGAATTAACAAAGTAACAGAAGATAAGCTAAACATTCTAAAAATTCAGGGAGTCTCTGGAATAGATATTTTCTTTGACAACGATGAGGCAGGGCAAAAAGCCGCAGAAAGCCTCAAAGAGTTTCTAGAAGCTAGAGACATAAGTACCCGAAATATTATATACGGAAACAATAAAGATCCAGGTGAATTGACAGCCTTACAAGTGATCAAATTAAAGGAGACATTATACAATGGCTAGTGTAGCTATCATTGAGACTAAACCTAGTAGGAACGACTTTTACCAGAGCTTTAACCAAGCCTTTGAGTTCGATAGGTTTTATTTGTGCTCAGACCCAACCATCAAAAAGGTTCTTAAAAAGAACGTTGACATCGACTTTGACCCAGACAATTATGAGTGGGTGATTCTAGTCGGTGCTGACGCTTGCAAGTATTACACTAAAAATGCCTCTGTGACTGATTACAGTGGTAAGATAGTCGAAGAAAAGTTTCTTCCTGTAATTAACCCTGCTATGATTACGTTCAAGCCAGAGTCCGCTCGGCTGTGGGAGGAGTCCCGCGACAGTATCATAGGTTATATTTCAGGAACTAAAAAGGTAGTTACGTATTCCACGGATAAAATCTACGGAATCACAGAGAGTGAACATCTAAAAGATTTTCTAAGGGCAGCGATTGCTAGTCCAAATTCTTTTATTGGTCTCGACTCTGAAACTACCGCCCTCTATCCTAGAAACGGATATATTCTAGGTGTGAGTCTATGCTATGAAAGAGATCATGGAGCCTATATCTCGTCCGATTGTATCGACGATGAGGCTTCCGAACTATTTCAGGAGCTATTCAACAAAAAGACCGTAGTGTTTCATAATGCCAAGTTCGACTTGCCCTTTATGAAGTTCCATTTCGGCTGGAATTTCCCAGTTTATGAAGATACAATGCTTCTTCACTACTGTATTGACGAAAATCCAGGTACTCACGGTCTAAAGCAGCTAGCTTTACAGTATACTGACTATGGCGACTATGAACAGCCTATGTATGACTGGATTGACGAATATCGTAAGAAGCATGGTGTTCTTAAGGATGACTTCTCTTTTGAGTTTATTCCTTTTGACATTATCAAAACTTACGCAGCTATCGACGCTGTAGTCACCTTTCTACTGTATGCGAAGATAAAGCCTGCTGTTACCAAGAATAAGAAGCTAGATAAAGTCTACAAAGACATTCTGATTCCAGCATCCACGTTCCTTATTAAGGTTCAGGACAACGGAGTTCCTTTTGACATAGAACGACTAAAGTTCGCTCAGAAGGAAATGCAGAAAAGCATTGATGAGTCTATCGAAGAACTTTATAAGGAGCCTAAAGTACGCGAGTTTGAGGAAGCACAAGGTAAACCTTTCAATCCTAACAGCGTAATGCAGCTTCGTAGCTTCTTATTCGACTATTTAGGTCTACAACCTACAGGTAAAAAGACCAGTACGGATGCCAATTCTACCGATGCCGAAGTTCTTAAGGAATTGAGTGAGCAACATCACGTTCCTAAACTCATCCTAAATATTCGGCAAAAGAGCAAGATTAAGAATACTTATCTAGATAAGATTATTCCTCAGCTTGATCGCGACCAGAGGCTTCGTACGAACTTTAACATTCATGGTACTACTAGTGGTCGCCTAAGTTCTTCTGGAAAGTTGAACTTACAGCAGCTACCTCGTGATAACTCTGCGGTTAAGGGTAGCATCAAAGCTACTCCAGGCCATAAGATTGTATCAGTCGACTTAACAACAGCCGAGGTTTATGTCGCTGCGGTTCTGTCTAACGACAAGGAGTTGATGGGCGTTTTCAAGAGCGGCGGAGACTTCCACTCTACCATCGCTAAGAAAGTATTTAACCTAGAATGTTCTGTGGATGAAGTCAAGAAATTGCATCCACTACTTCGTCAGGCCGCTAAGGCTATTACGTTCGGTATCATGTATGGTGCTGGTCCTAGTAAAATTAGCTGGCAGGTTACGAAAGATGCAAAGGAAAACGGTCTTGACTATGTATTCACAGAAGATGATGCTAAAGAAGCTATCTCTGCATACTTCAAGCAGTTCAAGGGCCTAAAGAACTGGATCACTAAGAATCAGGACTTCATCGCTCAGAATGGATATATCTATTCATTCTTCGGTCGTAAGCGTCGCCTACCAAATGTTCTGTCTACTGACAGAGCTGTTAAAGGTCACGCTGTTCGCTCCGGTCTTAACTTCCTAGTTCAGTCGCCTGCAAGTGACGTCAATTTGCTAGCAGGGATTGATATGCAGAGTTATATTGATCGCTGGGGTATGAAGGCTCGAATCTTCGCTCTAGTGCATGACTCTATTCTAGCAGAGGTTCCCGATGATGAAGTAGATCATTACATTGAGAAGCTAACTGGCTTTATTAAGACTGATCGCGGTCTTTCTATTCCGGGTTCTGCTATCGGATGTGACTTCGATGTAGGCGAGGATTATTCCTTTGGAAAATTCGAGGAGCAGTATGCTACTATGCAATAAACAGCAAGTAAAAATTGTTACTGCGCCGAAGGAACTGTATAAGTACTTGTGTTACGCGCCACCACTAGAAAGTGTGTGTATGGGTGTACTCAATGTACAAGCAGTTTAAAGACCTAAAAACTATTAAATTTCCTGTGTATGCCTTGCCTTCTAAAGACTGGTATACACAGGATAAGGTACTATTTATTAATGATGGCAAAGTCTTGGACGATAAGAATATGCCAGGCAGCTCCCTAGGAGTTCGCCGTCTACAGTGCGGACGAAAAGATTTATGTAGACTTAAGACAGCCTATCCAGACTTTCAGTCTATGATAGCCTCTAAGAAGAATACATTTATTGACAGTAATGGTACACCTTTTATATATCGTAAAACTGTAAACAGTCCGCTAATCCACCATGCCGTACTTAAGATCGACCCTAGGGACGATTGTAGCATTGTATGGTTCCGAAATATAAACTGTCCCATGAGTATTCCTCGTCCTCCTTATGGAGATGCTAGATGGGCAAGAGTATTATATTATAAAGGCAGTCCGTGGTTTATATACGATTTTACCACGGAAAGAGGCAAGGACTCGTATAGACGAGTATGAGATAACATTGGGTAATTCCTATAAAAAGAGAGATAGGCGACAAAATCGTCAACAACAAACCTCTCTAGAGTTTCACTTAAAAACTATTAGCCCCTTGAATCCAAGACAAGAACAGCTACTGAGAAGTAACAGAAATCTAGTCTTAAGTGGATTTGCTGGAACGGGTAAGACATTCCTATCTTCTTATATTGCATATTCAGACGTGTTTGATGGTAAATACGATAAGATTGTGTATATGAGAAGTGCAGTTCCTACCAGAAACATTGGATTTTTGCCAGGAAATGAAAAAGAGAAAGTAGAAGTGTATGAGGCTCCATACATAGACATAGCAACAGAGTTGTTAGGTCGTGGTGATGCCTACGAGATTCTGAAAAAGAAAAGTGTTATACACTTTATGTCTACTTCTTTTATCAGAGGTGTTACTCTTAGAAACGCCGTTATCATTGTAGATGAAACTCAGAATATGACATATCATGAGCTAGACTCTTTAATAACTAGGCTTGGAGATAACTGTAGAGTTATCTTCTGCGGAGACATTAGACAGTCTGATCTATATAAAAACGGGTTCGAAGATTTCTATAAAGTAATAAGATCAATGAATGAATTCGACTTTATCGAATTTGAAAAGGAAGATATAGTTAGAAGCGAATTAGTTAAGAGCTATATCATTAAGAAGGACGAAGTCCTAAATAGACGATAATTCCTGCTGATCTAAAGTCCTCGGAGTTATTCAACTCCGGGGACCCCTCTATGTACAACCGAGCCTACTAGGCTCCAAGAAGATACTTTAGTATCCAATCAAGGTAATTCTCGCTGATGAAGGCTATAATTAGTAACAAGATATATATGACGGTAGAGCCTTCTCTGCATAAGACTCTCGATAAAGAGCTTACGTATAAGATTCCCTCATATAACGAACCAGAAAAATTTATTTTAATAAAAAATCTAAAAGTAATTAATTACAATATTGCAGGAGGCAAGCTACTGGTAGCTTTTCCTGTTGGTAGAGTTGACCTAATTCCCAGTGATTATGAAATAGTAGATAAACGCGCATACAACGACATAGAAGATTTTCCTAAGTTTAAGCACGAGCTAAGACCAAGTCAGCAAGAGATTTACGACGATGTTGAAGATAACTGCATTATTAATGCGAAGGTAGGTTATGGTAAGACTTTTACTGGTCTAGCCATTGCATCTAAGCTAAAGCAGAAAACTCTTGTTGTCGTTCACACTGTAGCTCTAAGAAGCCAGTGGGAGAAAGAAATTATCTATACACTAGGCATTAAGCCTGGAGTTATTGGCAGCGGCAAATTCAATACCGATAGTCCTATAGTAGTAGCTAACATACAGAGTCTAGTCAAGCACGTTGGCAGAATCAGTAGAGAGTTTGGAACAATCATACTTGATGAAATGCATCACGTATCTAGTCCCACTTTCTCGAAAGTTATAGACGCTATGTTCTCTAGATACAAGATTGGATTATCGGGAACCATAGAAAGAAAGGATCAGAAGCATGTCGTGTTTAAAGATTATTTCGGCAGTAAGATATATAAGCCGGATAAAGAAAATACGATGGTACCAGAGGTTCATGTTATTAATGCTGGTATTAGCTTTGCAGATGGCGCAGGAACACCTTGGGCAGAAAAAATAACTGTACTTAAGGAGTCCTATTTATACAGGAATCTAGTTGTTGCTCTAGCTGATAAATATGCTAGAGATGGACATAAAGTTATTGTAGTTTCTGAAAGAGTAGAGTTTCTAAAAGACTGCTGTGAAGCGTCTAATGAGCCATCGGATTTAATTATAGGCGAAACAAAAGACAGAGACAGCGTTATAAAGAAGATATTCGACGAAGAGATTACTCAAGTATGGGGAACTCAAAGTCTAGTATCAGAAGGACTGTCTATCAATCCTTTAAGCTGTATTATTCTCGCGACCCCTTTGAACAATATGCCTTTGCTAGAACAGTTAATCGGACGTATCATTCGTGAATATCCGGGCAAACAAAAACCTGTTATAGTAGATATTAAACTAGATGGGAATACAGTGTATCGTCAATTTAACAATCGTCTAGGACATTATATGAAAGAAGGATATCAGATCAAATTCATAAAATAGTTCTTGACAATCAAAGGATTTTTTGCTATTATGCTCCTCTATGATTGGAAAAAGATCAGTAAAGAAGCTGGGATGAGTTCGAGACGGATCATACTAGCTGTTTACTCAATGATAGCAAGAGAGCTGCCGAAAAATAGGTACGATCCGCTTTTTCGGTATATCAAACAAGATTTTACGGGATCCAGTTTTCTAGCAAATCCCTATGCTCTATTTCACAACAGACATTTATGGACTGAGAAAGAAGTAGCAGACTACATAGGTTTAGCAAGTTACAGAAACTTAGCTGAGTATAGAATACATGGAAAATTAACATTAGACTTATCCCATAGTCCCGTTGGGAAAGACGCTATAAACAAAAACAGACTACTTCGTATAGAAGGTAATGATATACACTTTCTGTATGAAGACTACAAGGAGAAATAAAATGGCAGGTTTAAGCTTTGGTTCAGTTAAGGGTTCAGCAAAGAAAGATAAAGTAGATTCGTACAAGATCGTAGATGGAGACAATTCAGTTCGTCTCTTTGGTAACATCTTGCCACGCTACGTTTACTGGATCAAGGGAACCAACGATAAGAACCTTCCTTTCGAGTGTCTTGAGTTCAATCGTGAAAGCGAGTCATTCGATAAGGCAGAAAAGGATTGGGTAAAGGAATTCTTCCCCGATCTAAAGTGCAGCTGGTCTTACTCTATGATGTGCCTAGACAGCCAGAATCGCCCAATGGTCTTTAACTTCAAGAAGAAGCTATTCGACCAGATCATGGCGAACGTAGCTGATCTTGGTGATCCTACCGACCCCGAAAGTGGTTGGGTTCTAAAGTTCCAGAAGAAAAAGACTGGTCCTCTACCTATCAACGTAGAGTACACACTTCAAACTGTTAAGTGCCTAAACTCAAAAGGCCCTCTAACCGATGCGGAAAAGGAAGCAATCGCTTCGTCTAAGAGCATCGAAGAGCTTCTTCCTCGTGCTACCCCAGCTCAGCAAAAAGAGCTACTAGAAAAGATTCTAAAGGGTGACGAAGAAACAATCGACGAAACAGTTGAAGAAGAACTAGAAATCACGTAAGACAAATAAGCCCAGGATGCTATTTAAGTGTCCTGGGCTTCTTATTCGGAGAGTTATGTTATTACTATTAGCAGATATACATATTAAACTTGGTCAAAAGAACGTACCCAAAGATTGGGCTATCAAACGATATAAAATGTTCTTCGATCAAGTATCTGAGGTAGAGAAAGAAACAAGTATGATTGTTATTCCAGGTGACATCTTTGATCGGATGCCAACCCTAGATGAACTAACTTTATACTTTGAATTTATATCTCAGAGAAAAGTACCTACAATTATCTCGACAGGAAACCACGAGGCTACTAAGAAAGGAAAGAGCTTCTTCACGGAACTTAAAGGAGTTTCAGAAAGACTTAATCCTCTAGTGCAAATAGTTGTAGATTACATACATGAAGACGAGAAAGGCTTTTATGTCGTACCTTATGAGTTCATTAAAAAGAAAGATATATGGGACGGACTAGAAGCCAAGCCAGTCTTTACACACGTTAGAGGAGAGATTCCTCCTCATGTCAAACCTGAAATTCCGCTAGAGTGGTTGGATAAGTTTCCTGTAGTTTTTGCGGGAGATTTGCACTCACACTCTAATACTCAGAGAAATATCGTCTATCCCGGCAGTCCAATGACTACCTCGTTTCACAGAAGCGAAGTAGATACTGGTTATATCTTAATTGATAAGGACTGGTCATGGAAGTGGAAATCCTTTGATTTGCCACAGCTATTAAGAAAGACTGTATCTGATCCATCTGAAATGGTTCCTACTGACTTCCACCATACAATCTACGAGTTGGAAGGTAATATAAAAGACCTTAGTAAGATTGAAAACTCTGATCTACTAGATAAGAAGCTAGTAAAGCGTAGCAGCGATACAGCACTAGTTCTAGACAAGAAGATGAGTATTTCGGACGAGCTAGCAGAGTATCTCAGGTATATTCAAGAGTTACCCGAACAAGAGATAGAAAGTATTATGGAGGTATTTAATGAGTACAGTAGTACTTCAATCAATTGAGTGGGACAAGTGCTTTAGCTTTGGAAAGAACAATACAATTGATCTTTCTTCTGAGCCTTTAACCCAGATCATTGCTCCTAACGGATATGGTAAGTCTTCTATTCCACTAATAATGGAAGAAGCTCTGTACAATAAGAACTCAAAGGGAGTGAAGAAAGCCGATATCCCTAATAGGCTTTTAGACGGTAGCTATTCTATCAAGTTTAAATTCCTAGTAGACGGTGATACCTACGTAGTATCTACTGAGCGTAGTTCAGGTATCAAAATTAAGCTCTACAAGAACGATGAAGATATTAGTAGTCACACGGCTACAAATACTTTTAAGCAAATAGAAGAACTTATTGGAATCGACTTTAAGACCTTTCAACAATTGGTATATCAGTCGACAAATTCTTCTCTCGCATTTCTCACGGCTACAGATACTGCTCGGAAAAAATTTCTGATCGATCTATTTGACCTCAGTGAGTATACGCGTTTGTTTGAGCTTTTTAAAGAGGCAGCGAAGACCTTAGGAACGGAAACAAGTACGTTAGAAGGTAAAATATCCACGATCAATAAGTGGATGGAAGCTAACTCTGCGTTAAATTTGGAAACAAAGCCGCTTCTAGATATTCCAGATCGGCCTGATTTTTCGTCTGAAATTGGAGACCTTTCTTCAAAAATTTCTAACATCGAGCAAATAAACGCTAAGATACTACGAAACAATACAATTAGTAAGAAACTAAGTGCTATTGATATTGATGATCTAAAGTCGCATGATCTTACTGAGAAGTCTTATGACGACTACCAGCAGGAAATGGGTACATTACAGAGTAGTAAATCTAGTGCGGATACCGTACTGAAGAAGCTGAAAGGTCTTGAAGATAAGTGTCCTACTTGTCTACAAGACATAGACAAGCATTTTTATGAAGATCTAGTCTCTGAAAATACAGCTACTTCTTCTCAGTGTGCAGGACGTATAGAAGTTCTACAGGCTGCGATTGAATCCGTTAAAAAAGAGAACACTCTAATTGCTAGTATCAAATCTAAGATTGCTGAGTATGAGAAGCTAGAAAGCCAGCTCGATCTAAATCTCGGGAATGACTTTCTAGATGCTAGTGATCTAGAAGATGAGCTTACTCAGATTCATAATAAGATTGCTAAGCTTAATGCCGAGATCTCTAGGTTAACTGCCGAGAATAATGCGGCAATGAAGCATAATAGCAAGATCGACATTTATCTAGAGCAGAATGAAGAGTTCGCTACTCAGTTAGTAGAAGCTAGAGAGCAGCTAAAATCTATTATGGATAAGTATAAGAATCTAGAAGTACTAAAGAAAGCTTTCAGTACTAACGGTCTTATTGCTTATAAACTAGAAAATCTAGTGAAAGACTTAGAGGTTTTTACAAATGAATATCTTGCAGAGTTATCCGATGGGCGATTTACTATTGAGTTCAGCATATCAAGTGATAAGCTTAATGTTGTTGTCACAGATGAAGGCAAAGAGATTAGTATCAATTCCCCTTCAAGCGGAGAAATGGCCAGGATCAATATATCTACCCTCCTCGCTATACGGAAGCTCATGTCCGGAATATCCAAGAACACAATCAACGTCCTCTTCTTGGATGAGGTCATCTCAGTTCTGGACGACTATGGAAGAGAGCGATTGGTTGAAGTCCTGCTACGAGAGGAAGGTCTTAACACGTTTCTCGTGTCCCACTCTTGGACGCATCCCTTGGTGGATAAACTAACCATCAAGAAAAAGGATGGTGTTAGCTGGATTGACCGTGGTTAATCCTAGAGCTAAGGGAGCACTAGGAGAGAATAAAGTTAAGGAGTTTCTAGATGCTAGAACTCCTTATACTTTTGAGCGAACTCCGGGATCAGGCAATGGTATTATAAAAGGAGACTTACACATTCCTAAGTTTAAGAATGTGTTCTGCATAGAAGTAAAGAACTATGCGGAGTCTCCTTTCAATGATAAAATATTAACTAACAAAACAAACGACTTTGTTCAGTGGTGGACTAAGCTGCAAAAACAAAGTGGTATAATGAAGCCACTTCTTATATTTAAGTATAACAGGTCTAAATTTTTTGTTGCGACCAGCATAAAGCCAGTTAATGTTGAAAAGTATATTGACATTCCATGGCTAAACTGTTATATTATGTTATTAGAAGAATGGATAGATAAGGAAAAAATTGAATGGCTACATTTACCTCAGACGCCAAGCCAGAAAATTTGATGATCGTAGACTGTATGAATCTAGCGTTTCGCTGGAAGCATTCTGGTCACATTAACTTTGCAGACGAATTCGTTAACACAGTTTTCTCCCTAGCTAAGTCATACAACGCAGGCACTATCGTTGCCGCTGCTGACTGGGGTGGATCTACATGGCGTAAAGCAATTTATCCGGAGTACAAAGCTAACCGTAAGGAACTAGTAGAGAAGCAGACTCCGGAAGAAAAAGAACAAGCTCGCAAGTTCTTCGATGAGTATGAACGTACTCTTGAAGCTCTTGACAAGCAAAGAACAATTAAAGTATTAAGGTATAAGGGTGTCGAGGCTGATGATATTGCAGCGTATATCTGCTCTAGGCTACAGTGGTTTGGCTTTAATCAAGCTTGGCTTATCAGCTCTGATCGTGACTGGGATCTTCTTGTTAACGAGTATGTGTCTCGCTTTTCTTATGTTACTAGAAAAGAGCATACGCTTGATACGTGGGATTATCCGGTAACACCCGAACAGTATATCTCATACAAAGTGCTAACAGGCGATTCCGGCGATAACATTCCCGGCATCCCAGGTGTTGGTCCTAAGCGTGCCGCTGCTCTCATCGAGCAATATGGTAGTGCTATGGACATTTACGATGCTTGCCCACTGCCCGGCAAACAAAAGTTTATCCAAGCAGTCAATGAGAATCGTGATCAGATACTAATAAATTATGAACTAATGGACCTAGTTAGCTTCTGCAAAGAAGCTATAGGCCACGTTAATCTTCAAGATATTGGCAGACAGCTAATACTAGAAGCGTAAAGGAGAATTATGGCAGCAGATACTGAAATATCATATGTAGCTGGATTCTTTGATGGCGAAGGCTGTATAAGTATAGCTAAAAATGGTGCTGTTGATGTCAGAATAACTAATACTTCTAAAGCTGTATTAGTTAAGATTCAAACATGGTTTGGTGGTTCTATTAATAATAGAACCCAAAAAGTTAATAAAACTCAATACGTTTATTCTTTATATGGAGATGAAGCTATAGAGTTTCTAACAATATTAAAACCTTACCTAATAGAAAAAGCACCACAGGTAGATACAATAACAGAGTATTATCAGCTTCGTAAAGATATTAAACCGATACGTATTCCGGGAAAGAGAGGCGCCTTCTCAAATCCAGACCGAGATATACTTGTCCAAGTATTTAGAGATATACTCTCTGAACAAAAATTAGAGGAAAATTAATGGTAAGTACAAGAGCAGAAATTATAACTAGGAGGACCTACAACCGCCCCAAAAACGATGCTGGTACCGAGTTTGAAACTTGGGCAGAAACTGTTGGTCGTGTAATTGACCACCAAGAGTGGCTATGGAGCCGCGCTGCGGGTGGTAGAGAGTTGACAGATCTAGAGTACGCTGAACTTTATGATCTAGAGCGTTTGATGCTCGAACGTAAGATTTCAGTTTCTGGTAGAACTCTATGGCTAGGCGGAACAAATGTTGCGAAGCTGAGAGAAGCGAGCCAGTTTAACTGTAGCTTTACCGAAGTCGAAACAGTCTATGACGTAGTAGATTGTCTATGGCTTCTACTTCAGGGCTGTGGCGTAGGCTTCAAGCCAGTCGTTGGAACTCTCAATGGTTTCTCTAAGCCAATCAGAAATATCGAAGTAGTCCGCAGTACCCGCACAGATAAGGGCGGAAAGGAATATAATGAAGAATTCTGGGATGAAGATACAAAGACTTGGACGATTAAAGTCGGTGATAGTGCAGAAGCATGGGCAAAGTCTGTTGGTAAGCTTATGGCTGGGAAATATCCCGCCAGAACACTTGTCCTCGATTTTTCAGAACTCCGACCAGCCGGTGAGCGTCTTAAGGGGTACGGATGGATCAGTAGTGGAGATCGCGCTATCGCTAAGGCATATACCGCAATAGCTAAGATTCTAAGTGGTCGTGCGGATGCGCTTCTTACACGTATGGATATTCTAGACATTGTAAACTGGCTAGGAACGATTCTTTCTTCACGTCGTTCGGCAGAGATCGCTCTGTTCGAATACGGTCAGCCAGAGTGGGAAGAGTTTGCTGTTGCGAAGAAGGACTTCTGGCTCTATGATCGTGAGCATCGCACACAATCAAACAACAGCCTAGTCTTTAACGACAAGCCTACTTTTGATGAACTAGTGCATCTATTCCAGCTTATGGAAGAAGCCGGTGGCTCAGAGCCAGGGTTTATCAACGCTGTTGAAGCCCGTCGTCGTGCTCCTTGGTTCAAGGGATGCAATCCTTGCGTAGAGATTCTGCTAGGAAATAAGAGCTTCTGTAACTTGACCGAAGTTGATATTGGTAAGTTCCACGGCGACAATGCTGGTCTACACTATGCTGTAAGACTTGCAGCTCGTGCGAACTACCGTCAGACTTGTGTCAATCTTCGTGATGGTATTCTACAGGAAGCTTGGCATCTAAACAACTACTTCCTACGTCTTTGTGGAGTAGGTCTCACTGGAATCGTGAAGCGTCCTGATATGACGTCTTATGACTATTCATATCTAGCACGCACTGCTAATGCAAGTGCTGTTTCAATGGCTGAGGAACTAGACCTTCCTTATCCAAAGAACGTTACCTGTGTCAAGCCAAGCGGTACTCTTAGCAAGATCATGGATACTACAGAAGGTGTACACAAGCCACTAGGTAAGTACATTTTCAACAATGTTACATTTAGTAAGCATGATCCTATCATTGAGAAGCTTCGTGCAGCTAGGTATACGGTTGTAAATCATCCTACAGATCCTGATGGTGTTCTAGTAACATTCCCAGTAGCGTATGAGGATGTTCCTTTTGATCGTGTCGATGGCATGGATGTGAATATTGAGTCGGCTATCGCACAGCTTGAGCGTTATAAGCTCTTGCAGACAAGCTGGACTCAGCAGAACACATCGGTAACGATTAGCTATGATCCGTCTGAAGTCTATGATATTATCGAATGGCTTCTTGCGAATTGGGATAGCTATGTAGGGGTTAGCTTCTTATATAGAAATGATCCTACAAAGACAGCTAAAGACCTTGGTTATCTATATCTTCCACAGGAAGTTGTGACTAAGGAAACATATGATAAGTATGTATCTACATTGCTTAAGGTAGACTTAAACGATACCGAGAGTTTTGATGAACTTACTCAGGATGATTGCGCTACAGGCGCTTGCCCGATTAAGTAAAAGAATAGCCCCGCTAGAGCAATCTAGCGGGGCTTATTTTTTAATAGAAAGTGACTCCTATTGGTATATTTGTAACGTCGATTACTAATATTTTAGTTGGTCTATCCCAATTAGGGGGTACATAGTAATTATCTGAATTACCCGCAGAAACTAGCACATCATCAAAACTTACATTTCCTGTAACTACTGTTTGAGAGGAATTGCTTAGAGCACCTCCATAAAGCTTATGATCATTTTGATACTTTATATCATTACAGTATCCATCAATGAAACTAGGACCTCCGGTATCATAACAGTACAAGTCTCCAGCGGTTCTATAACCTCCCATAACGGAGCTTGCAATAGCTAAGGCTTTGCCAGTATGTGAAGCTGCTTCGAATATAAAAGTATTGCTACTGCCTGTTAATATATTTAAAACCTGCATAGGAAAATAACTACTATTAAAAGTACGCTGCCCAGCTGCATTAAATATCTCTAATCCATAACCTGTAGATGCGGGCAATGAAGCAGAATAATCAAATATGTAATAAGTATATGAAGTTCCTACTGGAGCATCACTTGTAAATATACCATAACCACCCGCTCGAGCAACCGTATATCCATTCATTCGTATAGCAACTACAGGATTGGTCATTCCTGTAACGTCTACTTCTATTCTAGAAGGAGTTGTGTTTCCTAAGCCTAACCCTTTTACTAATGTAGTACCTGTTCCACTTTTTCTACAGAACCAACATAGCATTTCGGAGTTTGCCTGTAGAGTACCATCCGAGGCATATATTTCCATTCCATAGCTCATAATTAAAATATCCCATATGTTATAGTAGTATTAGGTCTAGTGCTTGAACCCGGCGACTGGGCTCCATTTGGAAAAGACCAAGTTAAAGTATTGCCACTAAAACTAAGTACTACTGTATTACCGTCTAGATCGATTCCTCCAAAAATAGGCATAGCAAAAGGAGTATGCCCACTATATTGAGTAAATCTAGAATCAGTAATCGTACCAGAAACAGCTGTACCTGTATAGCTATTTCCAATATTCGCGGTACCAAAAAATTTAGCTATTTTAGTAGTTAAGCCAATAGTCTTTATATTATTAGCATCCCAGGCTTCTAAACCATACGCCATTTAAATCTCCTTATACTGTATTCCATATATGATTATAATTAGAACAGAATTTCTTTAACCAGTATTCCTTCTCAGCACTTGATAGAAGTAATTCCTTATAGATTATAGGAAGTTCCCACATACTGCTTCTATGCTCAGCTACATAGTTTAAAGCTAATTTTTTCAGCTCACCTACGTGTTCGTGCTGCGGATATATTTTCTGAACTGAGTCAGTAGTAGTTCTATCTATTATAAACATATCACTAGACATAGTATGAAAATAACAAAGATTGCCTTTCTGATGTTCAGAAAGTAGTTGCAGTGAGTAAAGATGATCTTCGCCTACGCCCATAGCTTCGTTCATTTTTATTTCTGCCGACTTTCTACTTTGCAGAATAATGAAATCGGCCGACTGAGGTAGAGGGCTATCCCACATATAAGATCTACCAGGTCCTGGGTTATTGGAGGAGGGGTGAATAAGACTTATACCCCAGACCCCTCCTACTACTTCATCTGTAAATTCTATTCTATGTCCTAATATATTTTTATCATCAGTTATTACATCCATAGGAATTATACCTAGTACATCAATACAAGGAAACCTAGATATATGTTCAGCTAGAGATTGTAAATACGTAGGATATAATATATCATCACCATCTATCTGACTAACAAAATCAAAATCTGAGTCAAGGAATATTTCTAGACAAGAGTTTTTACCTTTTCCGGGTCTGCTATTGCTTTCTGTTCTAACTACTGGTAATGGAAATTTTTTACTTAATACTTCCTGATAATAGGAGTCATTGGTAGTATTAACTACTATGACTCCCGTTACCTGCGAGAAATAATTAGTAGGATTCTGTTTTAAGAAGCTGTCTATTAGTCTAGACAGTCTATTAACATCATTGGAAGTTAATAATGTAACTAGTAATTTCATGTATTAAAAAAGAAGGTTTGAAAAAGCCTTCCATCCTCCTTACAAGATCCAAAACCTGGGACAATACTTCTATGATAGTAACTACCTTTATATAGTACTAATCTATTAAAAATATTTCCGGCTGATGCTATAATTTCCCAATCACTTTCGTTTGTAGGAGTTTCATTAAAGTCGATATCATTTTTAGGATCATGCATAAATATACCTGTAGGTTTGTGTCTGTATATACCAGTACCACTATCTATTGGAGCATCTGGAGTGAGATATATTACAGCAGCCCACTCTGTAGTACCATCATGATGTATCCAAGTAGTATCCGAAGATGTAGTTACCTGAAAAGATGTATTATATTGGTCAGGCCAATAAGTAATTTTTCTATTGAGAATATTTTCAAACTCTTTAATAATACTAGTGACATACTCTCCGGTGCAAGGAGCTGTCCTTGCACCGGGATAATTACCTTTTACGTTAAAATCACAAGTTAGAGCGAATTCTCTAGTTTCTATAGCATTTCTATAGAAATTGTCAATCATAATAAACATTTTTGTTTTCCTTTAAGCTAAATTACCTATTTTTACTCTTATTACGCCTGCCGCATCTCTAACCTCTATTCGATTAGAACCTCCATTGAGATTTATACTACTCCCTCCTGTACCGTTTGACAGAGTAGGTAGTTTGATCCATGCTGCACCAGAATATCTCCACATCTGATCAGATTGTATATGCCAGTAAATATCATTTACAGCAACGGCACTGCCTTTTACAGCCTGTAATAATGTTGTCTTACCGGCATCGGAGTCAACAGTACTATCGACATCAAATGCAACCGTTGCTCCAGCAGCGCCTATAGCTCCTTGTGGTCCTGTATTACCTTGAGCACCTGCATTACCTTGAGCACCCTGTAGTCCTTGAGGACCTTGAGGACCTGCATTACCTTGAGCACCTGCATTACCTTGAGCACCCTGTAGCCCTTGAGGACCTTGTGGGCCTGCATTACCTTGAGCACCTGCATTACCTTGAGCACCTTGAGGACCAGTACCGCCCTGAGCACCAGCGGCACCTTGTGGACCTAGATTACCTTGGGCTCCTGTTAAGCCTTGTGGACCTTGAGGACCTGTACCTCCTACATTACCTTGAGGACCTAGATTGCCTTGACCACCTTGAGCACCTTGAGCACCCTGAGCACCTAAGTTACCTTGAGGTCCTACGTTACCTTGAGCACCTGTTAAACCTTGAGGCCCCTGAGGACCTGTAGCCCCTGGATTACCTTGAGGCCCTAGATTACCTTGGGCTCCTGTTAAGCCTTGAGCACCTTGAGCCCCTAGATTACCTTGAGGACCTACGTTACCTTGAGCACCTGTTAAACCTTGTGGACCCTGTGGACCTGTACCTCCTACATTACCTTGGGGCCCTAGATTACCTTGGCCACCTTGAGGACCTACAGCTCCTTGGGCTCCTAGGTTACCTTGGGCACCCAAGTTACCTTGAGCACCTGTTAAACCTTGAGCACCTTGAGGACCTACGTTACCCTGAGCACCTGCGTTACCTTGAGCACCTTGAGGGCCTGCAGCGCCTTGAGCGCCAGCAACACCTTGAGGACCTGTAGGTCCTGGATTGCCTTGTAAGCCCTGGGGTCCTTGTGCTCCTTGCTCTCCTACTGGTCCCTGCGCTCCTATCGTTAGAAATGCAGAGTAATTAGCGAAAGAAGCAGCTTTAATATCAGCCGAAAATGCTTCTTGTGCATAAATTTGCCAGAATATATTAGTTACGCCACCAGGAACAAAGGTAGGTATAGAATACCATAGGTAAACTCCTCCAACAGTAGAAAAAGTACCACTAACAGTCTGCTTGCCTTTCGGTGTAAGCAAATTATAGTTTTGTATTTTAACCCAGTTTAAATCTGTACCTGGAAATCCTGTAGTGAGATTATCTAAACCTTTCCATACCCAGTTAAATCCTCCATAAAAACTAAGGTCTCCTCTACTATACACGGTTACGGCGGTCCAAGTCGCTTGGTTAGTTGCCCCTGAGTCTAGATATGTTCTAGGAGCATTGGTGTAATAAGGGAATATTGTTTCTCCCGTATCTCCTATTGCACCTTGTTGACCTACGCCTCCTTGAGGTCCTGTGACACCTTGAGGTCCTGTGTTACCTTGAGGTCCTGTAGCACCTTGAGGTCCTACGCCTCCAGGATTACCTTGTATACCTTGAGGACCTAAGGCACCTTGAGCACCTTGAGGTCCCACGTTTCCTGGATTACCTTGGGAACCTGTAACTCCTTGAGCACCTTGAGCACCCTGTGGACCTACGTTACCTGGATTACCTTGTGCACCCACAACACCTTGTGGACCTTGTGGACCTGCATTACCTTGCGGACCTGTAGCACCTGGATTACCTTGAGAGCCTTGAAACCCTTGAGCACCTTGTACGCCTTGTGGACCTACGGCCCCTAAGTTACCTTGAGCACCTTGTACACCTATAGCACCTTGAGCACCTTGCACACCTTGTGGCCCAGTAGGACCTGGATTACCTTGAGAACCTTGAAATCCTACATTACCTTGCGCACCTTGCGGACCCACAGCACCTAGATTACCTTGAGCACCTTGAAGACCTTGAGCACCTTGCGGACCCGTAGCACCTTGCGGACCTACAGCACCTAGGTTACCTTGAACACCTTGTGCTCCTATTGCACCCTGAGAACCCTGAGGCCCTATGGCTCCTGGATTACCTTGTACACCTTGTGCTCCTATTGCACCCTGAGAACCCTGAGGCCCTATGGCTCCTGGATTACCTTGTACACCTTGGAACCCTACTGCACCTTGAGCACCTTGAGGACCAATAGGTCCTGGATTACCTTGTACACCTTGGAATCCTTGAGCACCTTGAGCACCTTGAGCACCTTGAGCGCCCATTGCACCTTGAGCACCAGTTGAGCCTTGAGGACCTAGACTACCTTGTGGACCTAAGTTACCTTGGGGACCTAGGTTACCTTGACCGCCTTGTGCTCCTTGTGGCCCCTCTTTAACTTTCATTAAAGTAATTCTATCGGTGATAACAGTTCCATCAGTAACAGTAGCTGTTATAATTATTCCTTGCGTTGCATTTACTGATATAGCTGAATTAAAATTAGCTGCAGTAAGAGTAATACTATCTCCTGTACTTGCAGATAGATATGTACTAGGACTTAATGTATTTCCTGCTGTATCCTGTATAGTCCAGTTAACTGTACCTGTCGTATTTTGCTTAAGTACGGAAAACGTTGTTGTTTGTATTGCCGGATTTAAGCTATTCGCAGTATTATAAGATATTAATTGTCTATCAGAAGTTACAACAATTATTTTAGGAGAACTTCCATCTTCTCCGGATTTAGATTTGCCTAAGCTAAATACTTTATCAAGACTTACACCTGCATAAGCCCCAGATCCTGTAGCTCTTATTGTAACTGTAGCAACATCTTCTAGAGCGTCAAAACCTCCACTAACAGTATAAGTATTTCCACTGTAAGCTATTGATAAGGTCTGAGGATTAGCTACAGTTGATAAGGAGAAAGAGTTTGATATATCTCCTATTCCTTCTAAGAAGATTCTAAACTGTCCAGTAGCTCCGGAGTAGCTAGTAACACCTCCATTAAAATTAGCGGGTAGAGTATGAGATTCATTTGTTAGATACCCTGTATATCCAGTGGCTCCATCCTGTGCTAATACTTTTACTTCTGCCCATTGAGTAGGAATAATACTGCTTGTAGCACCAGTGCTTATAGCTGCAGCAGTAGTGATAAATAAGTATCTATTTCCAGCACTGTCTGGAGCTGTTTGAGTCCACCCGTCTAAATATGGTGATACCGTGTTACCGGCACTAGAAGATCCTAGAGCTATTCCGGTAGCAAAAGTATAAGTAGCTGTCTGAGTAGGTAATGAAGGAGGAGTACTAGTATTGCCTCTTTTAAATAAGAATACTGTGGCTGTATTTAATCCTGCCCCACTTTGTGCTAAAATAACTGGAGTTGACCACTCATTTGCTGCAATTGTATCAGTAGCTTCTGTACTTGCCGCGGTGGCTCCGACCACATAAAGTGGGTCGGAGCCTGAAGGTATAGTAGCGGTCCATCCGTTTGTAATATTTGAAAGATTAGACGTAGCAGTAGCAAATGTATAAGTTACTGCTCCATTTGGCTTGTCGGAATTACCTAAGGTTGTAGCCGATCTTTTATATAACTGTAATATAGCTATATTTGTAGTTCCAGCGAAAGCAGCGGAACCCTTAGCACCCTGCGTTATTTCTGAAGGGTAAAATTCTGAGAAGTATGCTGTCATGATCTATTTATCCTATGTCTTACCCAGTAGTATTTTTCGACCCTTCCTGTACCGACGTTAGCAACGTTATCAACAAAAGATCTTACTGGAGTTGGAACAGCACCTAATAACGTTGCGGTTCTTATTCTTAAGTTTAATGATACACTATTAGTTAGAGTAACTGGAGTTGTACCATTCTTAGTACTAGTTAAAGTAAAACTAGTAGTAGTAGGAGTATCTAATATATAGTATACATTATTTGAATCTATCTGAGTAGTATAGTTGTCTACCGGATAAATCGGCATACCGGCTACTAAATCATGAACGGTGGCTGTATTTAAAGTATTTGAACTTATACTTGTTACAGTAACAAATAAATTAGGACATAGAGAACCATATATCTCTGTAGAAGCATTTATGGATTCATTAACTACAGGGTTATTGTCCCAGAATAGTTCTACTCCATTTGCCAACTCATCTTGAGTATCAGCACTTGTAACAATTAGATTAGTAGGATTTCCCGGAGCTGTTGTAGTTGGTACTGTAGTTGCTCCAGTACCTGGCACTCTTCTTATATTAGTTCCTATATAAAAACTATTATCATACTCTTTTGCTACAACATCTACTAATCCATCTGGCTGATAATTAATTGATTCTATTCTAAATTTCTTACCAGGAGATACCCAGTCATATCTAGGATAGATTACTTGAATTACTGTTCCAGCAAGAAGTAAAAATCCAGAAGGCCTGAGAGTCATGTTAATAGTAAGTCCAAATCTAGACTTATTTAAAAAGCTATCAGCTAGAGTTCTAGTATTATAGTAATTTGTTATACCCGGAATAGACAGGTTGCCTTTCTTAGATACATTTCTATCTGCCTTCAAATAGTCTGAATTAAAGAAACTCACATTTCTAGGTTCGAACTTATTTGCAGGATCAGCAAAAGATGCTGTCAAAGAATTAAATGCAGATCTAGTACCTTCGTCGCTTAATTGTATCTTACCAATGATATCGTCTACTGTAATAGTTCTTATATCACTAGTTGGAATAAAATATTCGGCTTCTTCTATATCTAAATAGTATTTACCTGCTGTATATCTGAGTATACCGTTGAAATGCTCTAACATACCATTTACGTTATCAAATAACGGAGCAGAAGTATCAATAGTTATATTACATTGATTCTTTGTAGCGTATCTTTGAGCGTGTTCGTCCCATCCAGATACTTTCCAATAGTTAATATCATCACAATCATAGACAGAATACCCAGAGATTTTTTGACCGTTTTTGATACCTTGTACAGGATTGCCGGAAGAAATATCAACTCCTAGAGTAGCACTTCCAATTCCGCTCGCTCTAGATAAATTTAAAGAAACTAAAGCGGTGATACCAGATGGAGTAACTAGAGCAGTTGGCTCAGTAGAGATCACTGTATTGGGATCCGCGGTTACTTTATAAAGATTGCCCTCTACATTGTATATAATCTCATCTTTATTAAAAGTTTTCCATGAATTCCACTTGTTACTTAGTTTACCTAAAACATTTGTGAAAGTAACATAGTTACCTAATATTGAAGTTACTTCTCCTTGCCAGATTATTTTTCCTGCTGAATTAGTATACCTATATACATCGCCTATAACAGGTGCTCCAGTAGATAATAATACTGTTACATCAGACCTAGTATCGCATTTTCTCGCTGTCTCTAACCATGAGGGAAGATTCAAATCGTCATAAGCATCTAGACCTTTACCATAACTTGGTGAAGTTATATAGTCCAATGTCTGTATAGCTGGATTAATACTTACTCTTCCATCTGCATATTTAGGATATATTCTTACAGTATCTGTAGTTGCCGGAATAAAGTCCCATATACCATCAATAGTAACTACTCTATTACTTCCATTATACCCTACTATCTCCCCTACTTGTACTAAGCTTTTACCTGTTATAGAATTATATCTAGTTATCTCGATTAAATAACCTTTATAAAAGTTATCTACTGAGCTAGCACTGTCTGGAATTCTTACAGTATTATTTGACGCAAGGTATACAGGTTGTGGAGACGAAACAATTATATTATTAATTTCTGGAACATATTCTGTGTAAGGTAGTTCAGTTACTACAGTAGTAGTAGTAGTAGGACCAGATACTATTGCTGTAGTAAAAGTTTGTCTATCATTTAATCTATCTAGTCTAGCTGCGTCTTCATCATTGACTTCTACTACACTAAATAGTGCGGAAGAGTTTTTAGTATCACCATTAGTGGTCATAGTAGGATTAGATGCGAACGTTATACCTAATAAACCAGCTGAATTTGTAGTGGAAGTTATCAATGAGGCTATACGTTCCTGAACAAACTTTCTATTTAAAGTATCGGAATACTCTGCACCAAATATATTATAGTTATGCGTAACCATAGTCCATGTTGCGTTTGATGCGCTCTTCATATAAAACTTTTTTATACTTGGTCTACCACTATTATCATATCCGAGTGCCGGAGGCGAGCTAAGTCTAAACCTTACATTGGTTGTTCCATCTGGATTTATAAAAGTCCACTTATCAATAATCTGTAGAGAGTCGGTGGTATTTATCTGAGTATTAGTATCACTTCTCCACAAAGTAACAGTATCACCTAAAAGGAAGTTTGTATGAGATTCGGAAGAGGCTTTACTATCGTGTAAATAACTATAGTCATAATTATAACAGTCAACTATTTTTCCTCTTACAATAAAACTCAATTCGGGAATTGTAGTGTCCCCTTCTGAGATTATAAATTTACCTACTAGATAAGCAGTATCTATTAATCTGTGGTTTGGTCCCCAATATTCATAAGTATCGCTACCTGTCCAATAAGACTCTTGAATTTTAAAGTTTTTATCATACGCAATTTTTGATAATAAAGCAGATGCCTTTTGCCCAGACTTACCTGTGAACACATCCAAAGTCATATTAGAAGGAGTAATAAGAGATATACTTTCTCCGTCAATTATACCATAGTTATTGTAGGTAGGAGCGTATGCTGGAGGTATATAATCACTTGATCGCCAGGCTCCAGGATAGTTTCCTGTGTCTCGATTAGATACAGATACTCTTTCTCCTTCTTCAGTATAGTAGTCATATGAAGTACTTGCTACGCTAGACACTCCGCCTAGAACATCTCCTCTATCTGATCTTCCTCTACAAATTACTTCTACTGTCTTATCAGAGGTTTGTGTTGCTCTTGCATCGAAGTCAGCTGCATCATTACATATTAGACTATTACCTTCGATATAAACATCGTAAATACCTCCAATTTCTCCTTCACATAAGACAAATGCAACGTATACTTCTGCGCTGTTATTTTTTAAAGTATCAGCAAATACTGGTATAGCATCCGATTTTCTTACTCCATAAATAACAGGTATAGATTTTGCCTGAATCTGTAAATCTAGATCAGTAAATCTATCTTCATTTACTAGAGATTTCTTTACTTTGACTTTAGGAAATAAGCCTAAAAAGCCTTTCTTAACTTTTATTTCTTGTTTCTCTACTTGTACAGAGTATTTTGCTAATATATTTATAGAAGTCTCACCATGAATGAAACCTTTATCATAAGCATAGATAGGTTTTAGTGCTGCGGATACCTGAGGCATACCATTTGCATCTAGTGCTCGGTGTGCCGAGTCAGAGGTAACTCTCCCTTTTACCTGAGAGAAGTCTGCCCAATGACTTGATAGTCCCCAAGTTACTTTGATTGATGTATCAGAGTCTTCGAAGCTAACGCCATTGATAATACCTTTAAATATACATATAGGAGTGCCAACGATTACACCATTCTGAAAGTGCGCTCTATAGATAAATACTTCTCTGTTAATAAACGATGAATAGTCAGGTGAGTTTTTATTTAGTAGTATACTAATAATTTCTTCGGAAGCTAGTTTTAATCTAGTAGATATGCTACCTACTGAAGTAGTAAGATCCGAATCTATTTTTGTAACGCGTAGAACATTATTTGCTCTAAAACTATTTATATTAACAGGTACACCATTGTTATCTGTTCCTGGATTTACTCCATTATATACAGTTATTTTATCGCCTTCTCTGAAACCTTCCGCTAGTAGGTCATCTAACGATGTTGGAGCGGATAGAGTTATATCCCAAATACCAGTGGATACAAGAGTTACAGTAGCATTAACAGTTATATCTGCTCCTAGACCATTTCCATCTAATACTAGAGAGGTGTTAGAAGTCGTGGCTTTGGTTTGTTCTTGTATGGCTCCTACACTAAGAACTTTATTTGCTAAGTAAACTTGAGTTCCGTTTGCAGTGCCATTTAAATCTTTACTACCATCATCGAAGCTTACGTTAATACTAGCATCGGTGAGATAGGTATATCTTTGTTTCGCAGTAGACACTAGACCCGATAGTGAGTCGGGTCTAGATGGTCTTTCAAACTTTATTAAATGAGCATACTGAAAAGGCTCGTTATTAACAAGCATAGTCTTTAATGCTGAATCAACTGGTCTTTCCGTAATACTCATGGTAGGATTTCTTCCAATGATAGAGAGAATTGATATAGATTATCTGTATCTAGATCATATTCCATCGTATCTCCTTTTTGAATTACTCTAAATCGTGGATTTATAAAATTAATTATGGCACCACTAGCTACTGCTCTTGACATTGGAGGCTGAGTCCAGACTCTTCTCTGGGTATTAAGTGCAGGCTGCGTAGTACCTACTTGGTAAGTACCATTATCTTCCACTCTTAATACTTTATATGCTTTTTTATGGTTAGCATCAGATGAGTCTGTGATCGTAAAGAAGTCTCCAGGACTAGGGCTTCCTGACACTGCTGTAAATCCATTGAGCATAAGAGTAGGAGATCCTGCCGCAGTTGCTGCAGCCGCTGTTATACCATTCATATTTGCAGCGGCATAGGTAGCAAAAGTAGTATCTTTTGGTCTTGCGTGTTGTGGTAGAATAACGTAGAAAGGATTTAATCTTCCTCTGCGCATTTCTAAAAAGGCACCTACTGGATCGAATTCAGCTCTAGTCATTGGATTGTATGAAATATCAAACGACCAGCTATGATAACTGGGAGAGGCAGTTACGCCCCTCCCACTTATTGTTCGAGATACTTGAGTAGTATTGTCCGAGGTAAACTTTATTTTAGCAAACCCAGGGCCAGCACTACCTGCTGCATCAACAGCTCCTGCATTATTTATTTTATTAATCGGATCTGGTAGTAGGTCCGAGAAGGTTGTAAAAGTTGGCATTATAGTTTCCCTACTGACGGCCTAGTATAGACGTCAACATTAACGTCTTCCATAAACGACTTGCCACTAGCATTAGATGCTTCACGTAGCATTTTAATAATGTTTCCTTTCTGGCTTACTAGAATATCTTGTACTCCAGAAGCATCAAGGGCTTGAATGTTGAAGCTAGCATTGATTGACTGTGCTTGGCTGCTTTCATTTGCTGGTGTTACTGTGATTGGTGTATCTGGGGTAATAACCTCAGGACCTTTCTCTCCAACAACGAAGCCTCTGTTACCATAGCCTCTCATTAGTTCACCACCATAAGCGGAGCCAATAGTACGATAGTTACTTGCATTAGTTCCAATACCTTGAGCGCCTCTTAAGAATCCAGCTTCGCCTCCTGCATTAGCATTTGGACCTCTAGCAAGATCGACTGTATCTGAACGTCTACCAATTGAGAAGGAGGATGGCATTGATGCTGATTTAGCAGAAGAAGCACCGCCTTCATAGGATGTTCCCGCGATTATAGCAACTTGAGCTAAGCCCATCGCACCAATAATACCCGCCATAACCGCATTTAATACAGGATTACCTGTAGGAGCTGCTAGAGCATTGGTTACACCTGCGGCTGTAGACATTACTGCTTGAGCTATCATTAGCTTTTTATTAGTATTAAAAGCTTTTCTTGCTATAGAGTCTTTCTTTTTCTCCATAGCTTCGATTTTTGCCATACTTTGTGATGATTTTCCATCTCTTTTCTGTTCTGCAGCTATTTCTTTGTCTATATTGGATATTTTGGCTTGTGCACTAGCTTGTAGAATTTGATTTACAGCTCCTATTGCAGCAGCTGCCATTTCCATTCCTGCTGCCATTTTCATCATACCAGCTTGAGTATCAGTTAGATCTTTTCCAACTATTTTTGATAGTTCTTGTGTACTCATACCAATAGTACTAAACGTGGTACTTATTTGTTCCCCAAAACTAAGCATGTTTGAGAGAACAACAGCAGCTACGTTACCCTCTGGCCCTAGAGACTTGAATTGCTCAATGAAATACTCTAGAGAAGGTGTTGCTGTTTTTAGGAACGTATCTAGCCCGCCTTTAGCCTTACTGGCACTAGCAACAATAGGAGTACTATCCTCCATAATTGGCCGTGCTATATTTGAAGAAGTATCTTGCTTGAATGTAGGTACAGTTCCTACTTGTTCTTGTTCTGCATCTATAGCTGCTTGAGACCTAGTTACAGGTAGTGTACCTACTACTGGTGTCACTGCCGCTGCGGCTGCTGGTGCTGCGGGTTTTGTTTCTTCTACAGCTTTAGTTGCTCCAGAAGAAATTGCAGCAGTTGTTGTTTCCATCATCTTTTTAATAGCTTTATACGAGGCTTCGTCTATTTCGGCGTGTAGATGGTCATAGTGTTTATTTCCAGATTTAATCTCAGAAGCCTTTTCACCAGCTTTCCATATCCAACCATTCCAAAGTACTTCGATTCCCTTATTACTAAGATCTTGTGCTACTTTATCCAGTTGTGCTCTATGAGCTGGATTATTCGCTTCTACTCCTGAACCCGGTACATTAACATCAAAGGCTCTACTTACATAGTGCATACTACCTTTTTTGTGTCCGGTTTTGACTCCGAACTCATCTACTCTTAGTTCTGGGAATGCTTTTTTGGTATACTCAAACGCATTCTTAGCTATTTCTTTAGCACTAGCACCTGCTATTTGTCCCATATTAGCAGCTTGAGACTGTATTCCACCTTCTTTTTCTAATTTATTTAGAAATTGATTAAAGGTATCTGCTATTAAAAATAACTTATTCTTTAATTCTGGAATATTTAAATCAAGAGTTTGAATTTGGGAAGTAAATGCACCTAATGCTTTCTCAGCATCTATAGTAGCTTTAGAAAAATCAGGTAGATGTACTTTTGCCAGATTCTCTATAGGTTGTTTTGCTTTTTCATTAGCGTCCTTTAAAGTCTTAGTTGATTTATTCATGTTATCGAATATCATCACACTCTGTAGGACTGCTCCACCAAGACCACCAAATACACCTCCAGATGGACCAGAAGCTTCTATAGCTCTAAGTCTTAGCAGTTCTAGTGTATTTTTCTCTGCTGTTTTTGCTGTTTCTTTTAATACGTCATAATTAACGTTACCTAGCATACCTATAGCATTAGATAACTGATCTAGACCTGTTTGCTCTACAGCATCTATCCCACCTGATGCTCTATACTGAGCTTCTAAGAAGGCATATTGAGCTTTTAAATTATACTCTAATTGTAGTTTCTGGGCCTCTAGTATTGCGTATTCTGCATCTATAGCTGCCATTTTTAATCCAAATTGATCTACGGCCAAATTATACTGCTCTGCAGCTGCCTTAGCTTCTATAGATCTTTCCAATGCTGGACTAGCTTTATCTCCTACTAGAATTTTTGCTCTTAGAGTTGCTAGTTGTTTTTCTTGATCTATTAGAGTTCCTCTTAGATCGAGTTCTTTTTGTAGTAGAGATAACGCATTTTGCTGTATTTCTAATCCATTACCTAGAGTATCTAGCTTAAATTTTTCTGCTAAATCTATAGCTAGAGTTGCGCTTAAGATTTCTTTTTGTATTTGAGCAGTATCTTGTGTAATTTTTAATTCTTGCTGTTTTAACTGTATGCTTACGCCTATAGCTTTGCCAGCCTCGGATTCTGCTCCTACACGATCTTGTCCTGCTTGTAATGCTTTTATCTCAATATTTAACTTATCTTCTGCTGTTTTTAATGCGTCTGCTGCTGCAACTTCGTCTCTTTTATATTTAGATATAAGCTCTTTTGCTTCTTTTATAGTGCTAATTGAGGAAGCATTTAATAAAGCCTCTCTCTTTCCTTCATAAATAAGAGCATCAAGAGTAGACGCTTTTATTTTTTCACTTAATTTTTGAATATTTTCAAAATCTAATCTTAACTTTTCTGCAGCTTTTTCTGCTTCAGTAAGATTTTCAGCCAGTATAGCAGCTACAGAGAAGTCCATCGAATCTATTGCATTGCCCAATTTACTAGCCTCAGCTTCTAGGTTGGTTATAGTACCTTCTAGGATTTTTGCCTCTGCTTCTAGGTTTTCTATAGTGGTGGAAGTATCTATTCCTCCTAATTTGAGAAGGCTTTTGAAAGTATCAAAAATCTTGGTAAGTATATTAAGGTCTTCTTTACCTGCTTTTATATTAGCTATTCTTATATCTAAAGCATTTTTATCGGTTATTGCTGCATCTAGTTTTATTTGATTTTGTGTATTTAGTAAAGTTAATATAGCTTGCTCTGCTCTTATCTTCCCTACTTGTATATCTCTTATTTTTTCTTCTTGATTTACTAGAACTTGATAACCTGCTCCAGTTTCTGAGAGAAACTTCTTTGTTGAGTTATACTTAGCTTGCTCTAACTTTAGTTGACCTTCAATTATTATTGTTTGTCTTTGCAGAGATAGAAGTTTCTGCTGTTGTGCAGCTATATCTTTTTTAATGTCTGAAGCAAGGTCTCTTTCTGCTTTCGATTGTTCTCTTTTTAGAGCTGTGATTTCTCTTTCTTTATTAATAAATTCAGTACTGTATGGACCACTAGTTATTTTACTTAGTTGTTCTTCACTGTTCTTTACAGCAGTATTTAACTTTTGTAAAGATTGTATTTGATCTTGTGTATTACTAGTTAGCAGTCCAGATCCTTTTGAACCTATATCAGTAATCTGCTTATTAAAGTCCTTAAATGTAATAGTCCCTTTAGCGAGTTCAGCCTCTAAATTATTTATAGATACCTTTGTGGCAGTAAGATTCTCCACTAAACCATCATAAGGTGTACTTGGGGTTGCGCTTTTTATAAAAGAAGAAGTAGCATCATCAAGATTCTTATAATTTGATCTCAATTCAGCGATAGCATGTCCAACGCTAGCATACTTATCCGATAGAGTCTCTACTGCTTTAGATAGTATATCTATTTTTTGCTTATCTGTCGCTTGATTAAATTCTTTACTATTTATAGTGGCATCCATTATCTCTTTATTGAGAGGAGCGAAGCCTAACTTAGTAAGTGAGTTCAATGATTTAAAGGCTTCAGAACTTACAACATCTTCACCTAATGTTTGACCTCTCTTGTCAAGAGCTGTTTCTAGTAATTTACTAGATGCGATGGTACTTGATACACCTAGCTGCTTTTGAGCTTGTTCCACCTCTGCTAGAGCGTCTCCGACTTCTCTTACAGTATTGGATAGAGCTAAATATGCGCCCGCAGCTTCTAATGCCGAAGCTCCTTTGTCTGCGAATACTACAGACGTTTTCTTTGCAGTCTCGTCTACTCTAGTAAGAATTTCGTCTAAAGCTGTTTTCGCTTTATCTAAGGCTTCTTGTCCTGCTGGAGGCGGAAACATCCAATCCCAGAACATACCTCCGTATTCTTGTATAAGAGAAACCACAAATAGAACTTGACCTATAATTGGAATAGCGTTTAAAAGAGCGGCTCCTAATGCTCTTACACCTAGACTTAATGCGAATAATCCTGTACGAGCAATAATACTATTATTTGCTACAAATGCTAGACTTCTAGCAAAGAACCCGCCACTAGCTGCGGCCATAGTTTTTGCTTGTGCAGTTCTAGTTAAACTTAAATTATATGCTAATAAGCTCTTCTGAGATTGTCTATAGGAATCTCTTAAACGACCTTCTCCAGCCGCCTCAATAGCATTAGCCCTACTTGCGATTGCTATATTTTCATTTCTAAGAGCTTTACTTTCTGTTCTTAAAACTTTTAATTTATTTTCAGAAGCCGATATTACATTGGCATGGTTTAATTCAGCGGTAGTTAGTTCTGCTAATGCTTCTTTTTGCTTTCTAAGGGCTGCGATTAAAGCTTGTTTTTCTTTATATGCAACTGATTCTGTATCAGTCATTCTATTTAAAGCTGCCGTATTTCCTGCTATAGCTCCGGTCACAGATCTAATAGCAGCTTCTCTTTGTCCTTCTACAGCGTTTCCTTCTTTTAGAGCTTTTATGTACTGTTGAGCTTTTTCAGGACTGCCGCCAACATCTAGATTACTTGTAGCTGCTGCTGCTGCTGCTTTTTTCTCTGCGGCCGCTAGTCGTAGTGTGACTGCTATTGCAGCTTTTTGACTTTTAATTTTGTTATCTATTGCAGTTTTGGCTATTAAAGCGGACTCAGAAACTTCATATAAGCTAGGCACTAATTGTCTTGAAATAGTACCTGCAAACATTACCAGAACTGCAATTAAAGCCGTAGTGTTTTCGGCTAGGAAATTTACTACACTCCCAACTCCTAAAGTACTATTTACGAAGTTTAAGGTTTCCTTTGTTAAATTAGAGAAAGAGGCTGCGAGTTTAGTATAAGGGTCTGCTTCGACTTCATCTGATAGCCCTCCGAACTTGACTCTGCTTTCTTCTAATGCCGCATTTAAGAAGGCTTGTCTTCTTTCAAATGAAGTCAAACTAGAAGCATTCTTACCTGTAGCTAGTGCATACTTATTTGTAGCTTCCTCTAGCTTTACCATGATACCTAGTTCGTCTAGTAATTCCGGTTCAAGTTTACTTGTACCCTTAATGAGACGATCCATAGAATCACCCATGTTTCTACCTAAAGCGATTGAAGCATTCTGTGCTGCTACAGTAATTTCTTCAATCGATTTAGAACTAAAACCTACTGCTGAAGCCTGTGCTGTTGCTTGCATAGACTCGGTTAAACTGAGCTGTCCTCTGGCTAACTCTTGTACTGTTTGAGCAGTATTAGTTAAAGTAACTCCAAGCCTTGCACCCTGGACTTCCAAGCCTCTCATAACCATCTCTGCTTGAGATGCTTCTCTTAAAGTATTAAAAGCAGCACTAACGGCGAACGCATTCGCTGCCAGAGTCGCATATGCGCCTACAAGTCCATTAGGCCCTTCGCCGATTGCTTGGTTTAGTTTAGAAAAACTTCTAGCGGCAGAGGAAGCACCAATAGTACCTTGATTTAACTTATAGTTAAATTCATCCTGAGATTTAGCAGCTCCTCTAGTTTTTCTAGATGTTTCTTCGGCGCTTTTACCTACGTTTTCTATGCCTTTTTGAACTAGCTTTGCTGAACCATTATCTGATACAACAATTTCAAAAGTTAACTTATTTGCCATGTCCCTTCTTTTTGACGGAATCCCGTGCTTTCTTTAGTTGTTCAGCTGATCTCTTTATCATAGATTCATCGAGCCTAACTAAAGTTTCTAAAAATATATCTTTCTCTGTGACGCCTACTACGTCCATATGTAGAGGTAGAGCAGTATAGTCTTTGCCCATATACCCTATATCGGGATATACTCTATCCCCTAGTTTATTAAATACTTCGATAGCTTGCTGAACTGGCACAGGAAAATCTTCGTAATCCGGAGGACATTTCTCCTCAGAAGGTTCCTGACCCATCTGTTCACAGAGGGTCAGGTATTTTTCTTTAGTAATTCCTGCTTCGAAACTATTCTGCCACTTTTGCAGTCTTTGCCACAGAAGGCTTTTTTGCTCCTGTACGAAAGTTTTCTAGATCGAACACCGTATCATTTACCCATGTATCGAACTCCGCAGAATTTGTAATTAGTAGCTTCGCATTTTCTTGATTATATGGAAGTTCAGCATCGGCTTCCACCGAGGATAGATCGACTAGCATTAGCTCTTCTAGATACTTATACTTGAATCCTTTCCAGTTTTTAATTGTTGCTTTTGTAAACTCTGCAATAAACTTTTCTTCGTTTAGTTCTTCTACAGGCTTCCTTGTCGCCTTATCGAACTTGGTGCTTACGCAACGCTTACGAAGTGCAGTTAGTTCTGGTCGAGATAGGTTAACTAGTTCTACTTCTAGTCCTTCATATGCTGGGTGTTCTACCCATGCTGATTTGGTATCGACCATTAATTCACTTAAATTCATTTATTATACTCCTTTGTAAATAGGCTTTACAATTGTTAAATTAGAATTGAGTCTAAAATCGTAGACTCTATTGATAACCTCCTCAAAATTCAATCTTCTAGTAAATACGGTTGAAGGTAAATTGAATTGTAATATTGGAGTTGTTTGAGAGTACCCGTTGTTAAATATTCCTATAACTACCGAGGCACTTGTGCTTGTATCTGTTAATGTGTCTACATTAATAGAGGTTAAAAATTGTGTTATGGAACCAGAAAAAGTTCTTCCTTGTAGTACATAAGAGGCGGGATATACCATTGTTCCTGCTATTGCATCATTAACTGTAGTATTCTGAGTCCAACTTATATCGTTTCTTATATCAACATTTAAGGCTGCGACATTGTCAAGAACTGTACCAGACACCGCTGTACTAATTCTATGTGTATCAATATAAGATTTTGTTCCTACATTGAATGTGGTACCAGGAATTGTCACAGCACCTACATTTCCAAATTTAGATACTCTCGAAGCACTACCTGATACAGAGACTGTAAGGATAGAGGATTTTTCTATATTAAAAGTCAATGACTCTATTACACACTTCGTCAGTTTATAAATAACATTATCAGACTCTATATACATATCAAAATTAGCTATAGTGCCTGTGCTGTAATCCCCTCCTAAACTTAGAATTATGGGGGTTGTTGCTATATTAAGAATGGGAGTAGTAAAACTAAAATTTGCTATATTAGCATTATTAACTACTGCCTGTTCGTGTAAGTGTATTAAATTATGAAGACTCTTTTGTTTATAACTTTGTTCGTCGAATGTTTGAGACGCCGATACATCATTATAAATCTCCATTAAATGTTTGTTAGTTGGAGTGCCAGAAGAATTTAATTCGACTATATATAATTTTATATTTTTCTTAAAATTATACATATTAACTCCTTCTTAGAATATTATCATTAAATCTATCCATAATAATACTACCTGCTCGATCTAGTATCGTAACACTTACTTGTCCGTATTCTGGAGATGTTATTCCAGAGTTGGTATTTAACCTAAAATCGTAGGATCTAGTTATTAGATCCTCTATATTAATTCTTCTAGTAAATACTGTTGAAGGTAAATTGAATTCTAATATTGAATTAGTTAGTGAGTATAAATCACTATAAATGTCTATTATTACCTGCGATGTTGTACTAGTATCTGATAATGAGTCTACATTGTCAGAAGTTAAGAATTGAGTTATTGAACCTGAAAGAGTCCTTCCCTGAAGCGCGAATGCCGCAGGATACATAGTAGTTCCAGCTATAGCTTCATTTATGGTTTTACTTGGATACCATAAAATGTCGTTCTTCAGATCTATGTTTAATGAAGATATATTACTTAAGATCGTGTTGTCAATAAGTATGGATAGTTTATCTATAGGTATGTAAGACCTTATAGAATACGTTAAAGGTACTCCAGGAATAGTAACGGAGCCTACATTTCCAAATTTTTCTAATTTAGAACCTGTGCCCGAAATCGAAATAGTAAGAATAGATGTTCTCTGTATATTATAGCTCATCTGCTCTATTACACATTTCGTTAGTTTATAAATAATATTATCAGATTCTACGTATAAATCAAAGCTATTCAAAGTTCCAGAACTACAATCTCCTCCTAAAGATAGGAATATAGGAGCCTCTGCAATACTAAGTAAAGGAGTAGTGAAACTAAAATTAGCAGGATTTGCACTATTAACAGTAGCATGGTCATGTACTGATACTAGATTATGTAGAGTCTTAGTCCTATATCCTTGTTCATCAAAAGTTTGAGAAACAGTAATGTCATTATATATCTCTACCTGATATCGCTTATATACAGATTGAGCAGTATCATAGTATACAATATACGCTTTTGCGTTCTTTTTAATGTTGTACATATCTTACAAGAAGGGGGAGCAAAATCAGCTTTTGCTCCCCCGAATTTATCTAATTATAAATTGTATAGTCCTAAATGTCAAGAACTATTTTTTTATTAGGCTACGTAACGAATTCTTGTTAATTCATCTGTTCCGCTAATTGTGGTAGGTAGAGCAGTGAAGTTAACTTCGAAGCCAATTACGTCGTCAATATTAATAGTAGGAATCTCTAGATGGCATTGTCCAAGGTCGAATAAAACACCTGGAGATGCTGGGAATCCTGCTGCACTTCCGCGTCCGCCTACAAAGAATTGTAATTGGTGCTTGTTAGTGATAAGAGTGGTAGCTGCGATTAGATCTTGATAAAGATCAATGCTTCCATTTGTTAGCTCATCTGCATAGCAAGTAAAGTTTCCGCTTACAGAACGTGTACCAGTTACGTGCCCTAGAGGAACGTTCACTACTCCGATTGCTTCTGGTGTTAAGAACGTCATATTATTACTGACAGTAATGCTACCACCTGTTAATGTGATTCCATAAGTCTTAGGGTTTCCACTATTAATTGGAGCGTTTGTACCTATAATACTTAGAGCTGTAGGTCTATTACGAATCATATTAGTAGTAGAAGTTATACCATGCTTAAACAGTGTATATGTTGTATCAGCAGTTCTATCTGGGTTTAGGTTGATCCCAGTGCCTGTAGCGCCAGTGAATCTATACTTTGGCATTTCTGTAATCTGTGTACCCATTCCTGAGAAAGAGATTGTAGTGATTCCATCAATTTCAAAGTTTATGGTAGCTTCATTTACACAGCAGTTAGAAATCTTATAGATTGTAGTAGCATCTGATTCAGTATAAACATCTGCAGTACCACCAGCTTTTGCTGCACCTAGTACGAAGAATAAATCTATAGTACCTAGTTTTGTTTTGTTTGATGACTTAGGAAGGAAGTCTAATTTGTTACCATCTGTAGCAAAAGTAGCTGAGGTTACAAGTCCCGTTGTTGAAGCAACTGCTGTAGTCCCTAATGGAGCTGCATAACTTACAGTACCATTAGCTACTGCTGTTACTACGAAGTCATTAGCACCAGTACCTACTGCTGGAGCACTATTAGTATAAGTAACTCCTGTTACAGTAATAGTATCCCCTACCTTGAAGTAAGTGCCTCCTGTAGGTGCTGCTGTAGTAAATGTTAAAGTCACTACTCCAGAGGCCAATGCGGCACCGTTTCCGAATGGAAGACCTGCAGCAAGACCAGCTGCTGGGTACATTGTGGTCTCAGACAGCATGGCATTCCATAGAATTTCTTCTGGTGCGCGAACTACTGAACTTACTGAAGTTGGTCTAGCATACATATCAAAGCTCCACTCAGCTGGTGCTAGTGAGTCGTTGAATGAGGCTTGGCCACGACGGCTATTACCTGTAACACTTGCCATTTCGTTAAGTGTTACCTGGCTTGAATTTGTTGACTGGCTAAATGAGTAGCCGTTTAGAACCGGAAGCTCCCAAACGTTAGCGACTGCATCGCCTGTGTATTGTACTGCGTATACCTTTGTATCTCTATTGAAAAATAGGTTTGTATCGCCTACTGCCATTTTAATCTCCTAAAGTACTTAGTACTTTACTTGTAGGGACATTTCGCCTACACCCAACGGTGCAAGGGCTCCCTGATCTGTGTCTATTAGTGTAATAATTATATCTCTAGTATATCCTAGATTACCGGAAGAATCGACGTATGCCAACCTGCCATTTCTGTCAATAATTAATTCGATATCTTCCAGTAATCTTTCTAAGGCTACTATAGAGTCTTCCTCATTTACATACGCCCTTAGAGTTACATCTAAGTATCTGTCTTTCATTCCTCCGCCTTGGTGAACTATTGTTTCAGGTCCGGCTACGAGGCATACGCAAGGAAATTCTGATATTTCATCCCAGAATTTCATACGTGGATAAACTTGCTGCCCTAAATCTGTAGAGTAGTCATTTGCAAGACTAATAGCTTTTAGCTTGTCTTCCAAAGCTTCTACAATTGAGCTTCTTCTAGTTTTGTTTATTACTGTCATTAAGCTCTCCTAGTGTAAAAACGATTTATTGCCATTTCTCTGACTATCTCTCTTACAGATTTATCTACTAAGGCTCTTGGATCTCTCTCGGGCGTATTCCAAGGCGCTCTTCCTAGTGTTCTGTCAAACACATCATAGGGATCTCTTTCATAATTAAATACAAAAGATGGGAAACCTTCTCTTGTTTCTTCAATTCTTACGACTTCTGCTGATTGAGCGAATCTTCCGGTTCTATTTACCAGAGAAGGTAATCTCATATTAGCGATAACTCTCGGAGTTAATTTGCTATTTATTATAGGCAATAAAGAATTCCAATTTTGTTCAGGACGTTCAGGTTGCTTAGCTACTCTTCGATTATTAGAACTTCCTTTAATAATATCAGCTTGCGTACTTTTTACTACCGTTCTTTGTAGTTGAAGTTGTAGTTGACTATTTAATTTCTTACTGGTTTCTTTTTCTTCTTTTGGTAATTTGCCTTTTGCTCTTAGGCCACCTAGTTTCCTTGGAGTAACTCTACCAGGAATTAGGTCCAAACTACTAGAAGAGGATTTAAATGCTGCCCATTCTGCAGTTCCTTTTTTGCTAAATATAGTTGTCATAGCTTCATTAACAGCATTACGAATTTCTTTAAGAAAAGCTTTTTCCTCGTTAGATCCCTTTCTCATGTTTAATGTAGCAGACTCATCAAAAGTAGCTACTTTACTTATATCTACTTCAAAACCTAACTCTTTTAGTCTATCAGATTTGGCTGTATTTACAGTTGTTGCAACTTTTAGTAGTATAGGATTTAAATCTTCAACTTTACTCTTATATACACCAAATTTATCTTCTGCAGCCCATCTAAATATAGATTTTTCTGCTACAGAAGCTCCGGTAGAGTGACCTTGTTGTAATAGTCCTCCGGATCGATACTCTATTTCGCTTGTTCGTCCTTCTTTATCTTTTTTTGTAAAAGTTCTCGAAGTTCCAAATAATACATTTTTAACTTCTGAAGGATTATCTGTTATACTATTAATAATTGGTTCTAAAGTTTCCGCTAATTTTTTTAAAGGTTCCTTTCGTAGTCGCTGCACAGCATCAAATACATTAGTTTGTCCTACATTTACAATAGGGGTTATAACTGCTGTAAAATGTGTTTTATTTCCGGTAACTTCTATATTAACTACCTTCTTATTTTTTCTAGCAGCATTATTGTAGACTGTTTCTACATAAATATTAATAGCATCCGATACCTGCTTATTTCTAGATATATTAGGTATGTTTAATCTAGTTTTTATCTCTTTGTCTACTTGCTTTTTTACTAGATCGACTCCGGTAGTAAATGAGTGCTCATATACATCTAATAGCTCTCTTAGTTTGCCGCCTTTCCTACCTCTAACTTTTTTGTTAAGTTCGTAATTAACTTGTCTTACTAAAGATAATAAATTAGCATTAGCCATTTCTATACATATCTAGAATACGAACAACGTGAGCAGGCCATCTAGAATTTCCTTGCTTGCTAAGTCCAGTGTCAATTGTTGCTGCACCTAGAGTTTTACGTTCCTTGTATTCTTCTTTGTGATAGTGATGAACGAGATCGAGACATGCGATTCTTACATCTTCAGGAGTCGTTTGATAACCAGCAGTGTAAGTTACTCTTACTGAGCCGAAACCTTCCTGCCAATATCCATTATGAATAAATAAAGTATCAATGGAAGTATCCACATAATAATCTGTAGTAGCCATTGTCTGATAAGCACTAGCTGAATCTTCTCTATACTGTACTAGACTAACTGTATTTACAGGCCATTCGTTTAACAGTATTGCGTGTTGAGATGGTTTGATATTAAATGTTTCTACTTTAGGAGTAGAATAATAATCTATGAAAGTGTGTCCACAATAAGTTTTAACTAGCGCACTAACTGAAGCAATGATAGAGCCGAGTTCTTCGTCGCTATCAGTTTTGGTCAGCTTCTTGTAAAGCTTATAATCTTCGAGTGTTATTAAAGCTGCCATTATTTACTCCAAATGAAAAGGGGGCTGCTGGTAGCAGCAACCCCCTTCCCAGCTAATTATTATGATGCGTTTGGATACTTTAGTCCGAACACTGAAGGTGCTCCGACGATGATTTCCTTGAATCCTAGACGCTGTGAAGTTACTAGAACTCTGTGCTGCTCTTCTACACTGTAGTCGCTTTCTACAGTAACACCACGTTGACGTGGAACTACGAAGTTGCGAGTGTTAACAGCTAGAGCGTAGTACTTACCAGCGGCTGGTGTTGAGAACTCGTCACAAACCATTACTGGTGATCCGAAGATTTGACCAACTTCACCGTTTAGCTTAGTAGCTTGTGTGTTAACTAGGTTGAAGTCTTGGAATTCTGGATCTTCTAGTAGTTCGAAATATGCGCGTTGTGATACGATATATGCAATATCAGCAGCACGTAGACCATATTTGCCCATATTCTTACGAAGAGTTAGTAGACCTGCACCACTTGCACCTGCTGTTAGAGCTGGTAGAGTTCCTGCTGTTCCAGTGTTGATGGTTAGTGCTCCAGAATTTGCTGCTGCATACTGAATTAGACCATTTAGATTTGATGTACCACTGTATGCACCGTCTGAGTGTGCACCAAATAGGAACATATTTTCTACACCACGAGCATGCTGGCGAACCATTGCTTCACGTAGAAGTGGAAGAATTGGAAGAATTGCATCTTCTTCTGTTTCGTTTGATAGATAGCTCTTAGCTACTAGTTTGATTGTACGAAGATCGACTTCAGTTAGAGTGATACCAGCACGGTTGGTTCCTCCTTTTTCGTCAATTGTACCCTTGAACTTTGTAGCGTCTGAAGAACCAGCACCGCTTACTACTTCAGCATATCCAGTATCTGGCATTACAGGTAGAACCATGCTAGCTGAGTTCATAGCAATTTCACGGAACATTGGAGCGAGAATTAGTTCATTTTGAATATCTCTTTCGATGTTTGTTGAAACTTCACGCTCTAGATTGTCTGTTACAACTACTGAAGAGTTGCCGTTAGCTTTTTCTAGAAGTTGCTTTGCGAACTTTGTTTCGTAGCCCTTTCCTGTGATGCGAGCAAGAAGAAATGCATCTTCCATTTCTGACATATTTTGCTTTACCCAATCTTGTGAGCTGTCTCCGCGATCTGAGAATACGCGCTTTGAGTTTGTGATGTTGCGGATTTCTTCGCTCTTTTCAGCTAGTTCACCGCGTAGGCCTTCAACAGCTTTTTCTAGGTCGATTTCCTTAGCTTGGAAACGCTTCTCTAGTTCAGCTACGATTTTTTCTTCTGAAGAAGCTAGAACCTTTGCGGTTGCTTCTACAACTTTTTGCTCAAGTGCTTCAGCAGCAGCTTTCTCAGCTGCTTCCTTAGCTGCTTTTTCCTCTGCTGCTTTCTGTGAAGCGGCTAGAGCATCAGCAACTGCCTTATTGATCATGTCCTGTGTATTTTGTTCGTCCATTTTTAATTTCCTTGACGCTACGTTCGCGCCCTCTGATGAGCCTCCGGTTTCAGCGGAAGGCTGACCACCTAGAGCATTTTCAACAAATTGTTTTTTGAAAGTGTGATAATCTTCTTGATTATCGAATGATTTAGCTACTGAGAATGTAGCATCTTGGTTACATGGTACAGAAACTACTGATACCTCTAAAAGTTCGGCATCTTTAATGATTAAGCCATCTGCAGATTTATCGTAATCTGCGTCCTTAATCATAAAACCAACTGAAAATGTTGATAGCACGCCTTCTTTAACTAAATTGTAAACATCACCAGCACTTTTACTGATAACGCCTTTGATCCTTAATCCTTTACTATCTGTATCTACTTCTACGACTCTACCTATTGGTTTATCGTAATTATGATTAAATAGTAAAATTGGATTGTTTTGGAAATTCTTTAATCCGCCTTTAGTCCATGCTGTTGATAAGATCTTATCAGAAGATCTATCAATAGAATTTGTACTAGCATAGCCGGCGATTTTTAATTCTGTTTCGCCTTCTTCAACTGATTTAATTGAAGAATCTAATTTGAAAATCTTTTGCATAGATTGCCTCTTTAAGCTTTTCATAGCTTCTTCTTCTGTTATCTTTGTCAGCGTAGAAGCTCTATGACCAACTAAGGTATCCGTTTCGCTGCCATCCCTATAAATTCGTATAAGTACTGCAGGATCATCTTTTGTTGCTTCTATAGAAAAGCTGCTGTCAGGTATGCCTAGCACTCCTTCGGTCATAATGTGTTCAATACGACCTTTAGCGGTACCTCCTGAGGATCTCCACTTAACAAAGTTTCCTACTTTCAGGGAGCTAGCTGCTGCCTTATAATCATCATCATCATCTTCTTCGTCATCTAGAGGTTCTAATAAATAGTCTATGTTTTTATTTTCTAGACGATCTAAAGTTTCTGATTTAGCTCTTGCCCATGTTTGTCCCGCGTCTCCGCCCCACAAAGCCCAAGCGACTCTACCATTTGAAGGATAACCAGGTTCTCCTGGGCTGAATCCTTCGCCTTGTTTATCTACTTCATGACGGCTAAAAAAGCTATGCATTCTACGAACTGTGCTAGGAGATAGCTCCTGCTTATTTACTAGTTGTCTTGCTCTTGCTAGACCTACCGGAGTGCCTCCATCGAAGCCTTCCTTTCTCCAGTCTAGTGCTCTTTGTGCTTCTTTAGCCATGCCGTCTGTAGGGGTTAGATCGATTTCTTCTCCTCCTACTCGGGCCATGTTATTTCTTCTTAGCCGTTTTTGGTGCTTCTGCTACAGGCTCTTCTGCTGGCTCTGCTACTGGAGCTTCGATAGGTGCTGGCGCGGCTTCTACAGCCTCAACCCCGACACTTACCACTACTTCCGCAGGAATTTTACCTAGTAGTCTTTCCATACGTCCCCAAGGTCCTACCACTCTTTTAATGATATGAACTCTTACGGGTGCATCCTCTTGTTGGATATATTCGTTATAGGTTAGTACTTTTCCTTTCTCTTTAAAGTACTTGTCTAACTCTTTTAGTACTGCTATTTTTGACATTATTGCTCCGTATTATCTGCGGGTCTTCCGCCCTGGCTTGGGTTAGCTGCGCTACCCGCGATATTAGCCGGTATTCTTATTTCAGCTCCTGCTGAATTAGGTAGAATTTCCATCCCCATTCCTAATCTAGCTTCATCTGGAGTAATAATTCCTCCATTTACTAGGGTTGAATAGTAGGCTGCTTCATCCTTTAATTCTGGTTGTAGTGCTGGTATACCTGCTACATCTTCGTATATTTCGAAACCAAAGAACATTTGATATGCCGAATTTATTTTCTTAATTATTGGAATAATTGTTTCTAGATAATAAACTCTGTGGTTTGGTCGTATATTAGCATTGTTACCGCTGTCTACTAGTACAGGAGGTACGCCTAGCGCTTTTAAAATAATTTTCTCATTTGAGTCAATCGAAGGTCCAAAGTCTAATTCTTTGAAATTTACGTTTGAGATTGAATCAACTGACATACCACCATCTAGGATCATAGGATTTCTACCTCCTGATTGTGGTCTATAAGTTTGTCTCCACTCTTCTTTCATACGCTCTTTAATACGAGGGCTTAGAGTATCTGGAGTTTTAATAACTAATCCGGGAACGGCTCCGTTGTTAAAGAAGTTATCTTGGAAGTCTCTCATTGACTTCATTAACTTCATAGTTCTAACAGCAGGTCTTAGTCTAGAGATGCCTCTGTAGATTGACTGAGAACTATTATCCTTGATATGTATAATTTCGTTTGGTAGATATTCTATGCTTCCCTCAAACTCGTATTTTTCTACGTAAGTCTGGTCATCAGCATATATAACTACTTTACTAGCGGGTAAATGATATAGATGACTTCCGTCAAAATATATAAAAATATTACCATCTAGCATAAAATCCATAATCAAGTTTCTTCTAAATGAGTGAATATCTTGAAAAGGATTTGGTTGATAGTTTAAAAGGGTCTCAACTGTCTTGCGTTTTAAACCGCCTCTAACAGGAAACCCTACTTTTTCTGTACCGATTGAGAAATTTATTTCTGCAGAATCGTCTACTATCATATTGACAGCGCGATTCACGATTTCTAAATTCTCAAAATAATAAACGTATGAGCGTTCTGGCTCTTTTGATATAGCTTCAGACTGAGCTGCGGCTATCCAACGTTGAGCCGGATTTAGTTTCTCATAGATCCAATTTCCTAGCTTCATGTTTCTCCTTTTGAATCCTTACCCAATTCATCTGCTTAGTAGCAGTTATTAGTGTAGGATCTTTTCCGTATACGCTATGAAGCTTCAAGTGATGCTCGTGACACAAAGTTACCGTCTGATTGTAGACTTTATCATGCTCTTCTTCAATAAAACTATCTCGAATAGCTAGTATATCGTCTACTGTCTTGACTGTAAAGCCTTTGTCCTTGCACCACTTATTAAACAATGGAGTCATTGTATAGTAATGGTGAAAGTCTAGGGACTCTGTGCTCCCACAAATTTCACATTGAGAGCCTTTTTCGTACTTAGATTTTGCCCGGTCTCTGACGTATTTAATCGGATCACGCAGTAAGCTTGTTCCAGACATTTTTTCTCCTTTTAATTTCTGTAATTATATTATTTTGAGGGTTCAAAGTCAAGCTGCAAATTGCACTTGGTATGAAATTACTTTGTTAAATAAACGTCGAACCATCTATGACTTGAGTTACACTCTGGATCATCTCCGTATTACCAACTTTTTTCGCAACGCCTTGGTTATCTGTAAGATATGCCTCTGCGAATTGTCCATTCTCTACGTAATAAAAGCTATCCGGTTGAAGAACTTGAGGTAATACTGTGACTTTAAAAAAATTTACTGCTGCCATTTTACCACCCTATTTGACTCCACTCGTAAGCCGCTCCCGTTGCTATTGTAAAAATAGCAGTAGGAATTATTTCCGC